TTGCAATGTCAAAACGAGGAAGGGTGCCTGAGTGGCCGAAAGGAACAGTTTGCTAAACTGTCGTACTGGAAACGGTACCGCGGGTTCGAATCCCGCCCCTTCCGCAAAATACTCCCTGATAATCAAGCTGGTAATACCGTACCTGACAGAAAACGGACAGCATTGGTAAACTACAAGAATTTAAGAATGTATGATGCAAATTCTGATCTCTCAAAAGATTGGTTTGTATCATATTACTTTTTGAAGCCAATTGAACTTCAGAAAGCTAATGAACCCCAATATCAAAGATTTAAAATTTTTGATTCAATCAACTCTATTAAATCCCTCCGAGAACGCCGTTCACAGCTCAAAATAGTGTATCAGGCTTTATCGGAACTATTAGAGGAAGGTTTCTCCCCCTTCGCCAAATTCCAACAGCATAAGCTATCTAAATTCAATATATGCGAGTGCATTGAGGAATATTTGAAAAATGTTGAAGGAGAATTAAAACCAAAAACATATAAACTTTATAAAGGGAGGTTGAATTTTTTCAAAAACTATTTACAAAATGTTGGATTGGGTAATATAGATATATCGGATCTAACCAAGCAGGATATTTTTGATTTTGTAAAATATTTCCAAACAGAAAAATCCTGGAGTAATAAAACTTACAATCATTATTTGCAAGCTATCCATACCTTTTTACAATATTATATTGACAATTACGAGGGCTACCTGGAGAATAATGTTTGTGGAAAGGTAAAAAAGCTCCAAGTCTTTAAAAAGGGTAATCGCCCTTTCTCAAATGCCAGTTTCAAAAAAACACTAGAATGGTTAAAGGACAATGATCCATATTTGTACAACTTCTGCCGTTTTATATACTACAGTTGCATGCGTCCAGAGGCGGAGCTTAGATTACTGCAGATAATGCACATCGATCTACAAGGCCGTAAAATTATGGTTCCCTGCAATAACTCAAAGAGTAAAATCACTCAATATATCCCAATAGATGATGAATTTTACGAAGTAATTAAGTCGATGCGGTTAGAGAGATTTAATCCCAATTATTTTGTATTCGGATTAAAAGATGCCCCTGCAGAAAAGCCTGTATGTGAAAGATATTTCCGTAAGCGGTTTAATAAAGTACATAAGCATGTTTTTATTGAGGATTTGGTAACAATGTATTCCTTTAAACATACACGATGTATTCATCTAGTAGAAGATGGCGAAAAACTTCACAATATAATTAAAATTACTAGGCATAGAACCCTAGTAGAACTAATGGACTACCTAAAGGACATGGGGGTAATTTTAGGTGATGAGGTGAAATTTAAAAGCCGAAGTATATAACATAAAAAGCCTAGACCATGGTCTAGGCTTTTTATACATTAAAGTAATTTTTCAGATTGTAAAAGATTTCTAATATGTTGTCTCTCATTTTGTGATAATACAAAATTAGTTTTGAAATCTCCATTCTTTATAGTAATTCTTAAATTTACTATATTTCCATCTTCTTTGCGAAATTCCATAGTGACTTCGCTTGCATTCAAAATAGCATATGATAATATTTCCATAATATAATTAGCTGTTTATTGTCAGCTCTATTACCAATATAGGAACTAAAAGAAATTTTATAAACCCTAAAATAAAAATAGCGGTTGTCGATCAATGTAAAATTTAGTTTGAAAAAATCTAGGCTTTTACAATTGGATCAATCCAATAAATCTCATGGTCGGTCAAATTCAGCACCTCCATAGGCGAAACATTACATTCGATAATATCCTCCAATCCGTCCCCAAGTATTACCGCCAAATCTCCAGAAGGCACAATGGAACCTCGCAATATTGTACCCTCATCCAACACATATAGATCCGAAGTTATCATATTGACCCGGTTCTTAGTAATCCACTCGCGAAACTCTTCCTTGAACACCTTCTTAACTCTGCCTGCAAGATCGCGTGCAGCTTGTAGTTCATCACTGGCAACGTCGGGAAATTCAACATTTAAAAATGCTTCGTACATATCCCATTTCCCAGTTCGGATTGCTTCATTTCTCAAATAAAGCTTGCGGCCGTATTCTCCAACTTCGTTATAGTATTGTTGCAATGTTTTCATAATTTATCGTTCTATAAATACGCTTCCTTTTAGGTCCTCTTCACGAATGTTGTTCAATGCATCTTGAATTACCAAAATATTAGGCTCCTTAAATGGTACTGCCGTAATTCCCTCACAATCTAAAGCAACCAGCCATTCAAAAACATTCGGTACCGTAATAGCTTTCCACGTTACATTTTCGCTGTCCTCACAGTCGGATGGAGCAATTAGGACATTATATCCCTTGCGCTGAAGCTCTTTCAAGACTGAGTGAGTAACCTTTTCAAATCGCATTTTATTTGTTACTTTTAATTAAATATACAAAATTATGTGTTACCATACTTCCACTCCAAGCACGGCCCAGTTGGTTAAAGAGTTTAAAAACCTACAAGTGCATTACCAAAATGAGGAAATCTTTCATGTGAGTGGATTTACTCGGCCATACCTTCCTGTTACTTTAAACGAGGACCAGGACAGCGTGGTTCCGGCTCGATGGAAGCTTATCCCTTTTTGGGTAAAAACGGAAGATGATGCTGCCAAATATGCTAACACTTTGAACGCGGAATCAGAATCTATTTTTGAAAAGGCATCCTATAAAAATTCGATACTCAAAACTCGGGGCCTGCTTTACGTCAATGGTTTCTATGAACCCCACAAAGTAGCTGGGCAAAAGGACACTGAGAATTACTACATCTATACTCCATCCAAGGAAATTTTCACTTTGGGCATTGTCTATGCTAATTTCAAAGACTACGAGACTAATAACGTATATCCTACTTTTTCTATTATCACAACTGCCGCCAATCCTTTACTCGAGGAGATCCACAATGAAAAGAAACGTATGCCATTGATCATTCCTCCCGATCGCCGTGATACATGGCTAAACGCTAGCAGTAAAGACGATATACAGCAACTAATGATTCCTTATGAGGGTGAACTTGGAGCGCATAAAGTTTTCCGCGTTACAGGAGCCAAAGGTGACACTAACCGCCCAGACATTCAGGACGCGATTTAGTATTCCTCCGCTCTTTCACCACCCATTTTATCGCGGCTTCCAGTTCGTCTGGCCACGCTTTTAATCCTTCTTCAAGTATCTTTGCACCAGTCTCAATTCCGACGTTTTGAGCGGCCAATAAAGCCGACTTTTTCACATGTTCGACATATCCTTCAGGTGGTTGTTTGCTTAATTCCATAATTCAAATTTAAAATATATCTTGATATTTTGCTAATAATGTTAGTAATTTTACAAAATGAAACCTCTTGAAGTCTTTTGCCGAAATCGTGTTATGTATGTTCAAATGAGCATACACGATAAGACTATGGGCATGAAAGATTATCATCTTTACAACAAAAATGGCCTAGCTTTTTATGTATTCCGCAAGTCTCAAGGGTTTTGGGAACTAGCGTATGGTGAACTTGCTGACGATATAAAGGAGGCTTGTATCGACGCGCTGATCATACGTTTCGATACCGATGTGCCCGAGCTATTCTATCACCATGGTAAACGCCAGGTAGTCGAAGTTCGCGCGAAGAAATATAGCCTTTGGCATATTTACCTGAATAACGGCTACGTCGGCAGTATCGATTATGATAAATTTTCAAAGGCTTTCGATTATCATATTGAAGATAATAGCCTATTAACTGACAATCACGTTCAAAAGTACATAGGCATGATCCAACGGGGCGAACTTAAGTGGATAAAGGATGATATTCCAAGGATTTGAAGTAGATGGCGTTCCCCAAGTTGTAGATATTTCCCCACTTATGGGCGGATATTTTCACGTTTATATCAACAGGTATTTCGTAACAAGTATATCCTACACCACCGAGGGTTGGCGTGTACATTTTAATAACAACTCTTGGCTGACAAAGGATGAAGCGGATATAATGATAGAATTGATTGAGTCAGGGGAAATTCCTACGTTATAAGAAAGGTGATCATTTGACCACCTTCTTTACCCACCAAAAAATCAAACATATCGCCAGTGCTATAGCTACCCAAAAGTAAATGAAACTTGTACCTTTGGGCTCCTTTTGTATATCCTCAATTTTAGTCGATTCTTTTTGCCGCTGTTCATGATTGACAGCAACTTGTTTTTGGACCTGTTCAGATCCTCTCTTTTCGCTTTCTTCTTTGTAGTCCTTATGCTCAGTAACTGTTTGTTTGGTATGCTGCGTAATCTTATCACCAGGCGATTCAGACTTTACAGTAAGTGTCTGCTTAAGCGTATCTAGCTGAACTAATATCTTAAACCCTGCAGAATCTTTGAGCAATATATTGGCCCCCGATACAACCTTATCAATGCCAACCGAACCACTGACTTTCCCACCTTTTTTTTCGGTCGTTACCGTAGTTTCTGTTTCGGTGACTACTGTTCCCTTGTCAACCTTAACAGTGCGCTGTAGGCTGTCTATTTGAGTTTTCTCGGTCAATGAGCTATCACGTTTATTGACCACTTCCAAAGAATGTTTTTCAACGTGCTTTGTTGACTTTCGAAATAGTCCACAGGAAGCAACGGAGGTCACTATGACCGCCATTGCCAAAACATTACTTAACCTTCCCATCCAATACAGCGTTTACACTATCCAAATGATTGTTCCACTTGATCAGGAACTCAGGTTGAGGAGCCTTCTTTCTCCCCTGGTTGTAGCTTGATGCTATTACACCGAATAACAACAGCAATATCATAATAAGTCTTTTCATATCGACTATTCTTTGTTTATCACTTTATTCAATACGGTATCCAGCTTTTGCATACCCTGTTCAACTCCTTCCTTCATTGGCTGCACGGCTTCATTAAGCTGTTTAGGCAATTCAGTTGAAACTTTTGATTCGACAGCAGGATCAACCTGCCTGCGTATCTCGGCTTTTATTTCATTGTTCAGGTCTCTACTTTGCCCTAACAATAGATAAATGAGTGCGATATTTCCTAGTACGGAAATGATCAGCATCAAAGCCATAAAATCACGCTCTGCCATACCGAAAATCTTACGGACATCATTTACCCTTTTACCTATGAAATCGTCTTTTTCCTCTGCCATTATTTCCACAAACTAGCATAATAATTAATTTTAGCCCGACGGTCGTCAAGGCCATTTGGAATCACCTTTGTATCGACTCGACCAACATTAATAATCCGTGCAACATTTAAGATGCTTTCTTCTGGTAAATCCTTAGCATATCTCCAAATATTCTTAGCATCAAATTCCTTTAATGCCGTTGTGAAGTAATATGCAGATTCTCCTATCAAATCTGGATTGTCGTATAATTCCTGACCACCATACCGTTTGTAATCAAAGCCACCAGTACATTGCAATGCGCCACCTCCACGATATTTCCATCCGTCACCTAGTTTAGTATTTCCGAGTTCTGCCGCCTTTTTCGGGTTGCCTAAACCGTAAACGCGTTCTGCCAAATCCCAAGGGTTACCAGCCAAACGCCCAGCTTCTGCCACAGTAACATTTGCCGAGTGTTTACCTACACCGAAAATTTGCATAATCCGAGGAGCTGTGTAATTCATATTCTCCCGGACAATCGTAAATTCCCCACTTTCGTGGTGAATATTTGCGAAGAAGTGTATTGTCTGCACTCGCGTGCGACCGAACTTTGCTGCGAACTTTGATAACGTTTCCTTTCCTATAATACCATCGGCACTCGCACCGACGGATTTCTGTAATTCCTTTATTCTATCTTTTGCTGTCATATCGTACCATAGTTATTGTATAAAAGATTGTTTTTTACTTGCATTTCTTACCCTTTCTTTTACCAAGGATGCCGTCAGGGAATGCCCCGACGACTCTTTGGATATATTGTATGCTTTCTTTCTTTGTCATGCCTTATAACTTGTCAAACATTACACTCATTGTAAAATCCCAAATATCGTCTACAATTACATTCTTATTACTAACCCTACGATAGTACTTATTATCTGCATCTGACGGGTTTGGCGGGAAAGGTCTATCCCATATAAACATAACTGCCTCCGCATCGTACCCTATGGGAGTCGAAATAAAGGAATTTGCGTTAACAGAATATCTTTTCCCCAGGTGTTTTGATATATATTCACGGTTCCCAATAACCTCTAATTTATATTGATCATTACCATTAACTAAAACAGATTCGCCTTTCTCGTTATATATCAACTGACCCATATCTTTGCCTATACAGGAAATAGCATGATATGCAGTTGGAATTAAGAGGTTTTGTTTCCACTTCAGCGTATTGTGAGTTATGTAGCCTCCATTAGATATTAACGTCTCTTTAAGGTGCTCGCATTCTACAGTATGATTTGGATCGACAGTGCCCGGGGAAGGACTTGCAGCAGTTTGGTGCATATTAGTATTTTGCACATATCTAAATGATTTACATTCTGTCAGAGGGATGCTAGCTGTAGCTGGAACCAATATTCCATCAGCAAAAAATGAAAAATCAATGATCTTCTCATCGCCGTGAAATCCACCTGTAAAATCTACCTTTCCATTAGTTCTATACACAAATTCAGATTCTCCGGAAGTCATTGCTCGAACTTGAAGTTGCGTCATGATATCATTCTCATAACGGTACATATAGGCATTTGTTATGCGCCACAAATCTTTGTAAACCAATTCAGACATATCTGTCTCTCTTGTAATTTCAATACCTATAAACTCATTTATGGATTTAGGCAACTTTGAATAAACAATGAATTTTTTTGCTGATAAATCGAACTTATAGAATAAAGTCTTAGGTGCAACATATGGAGCATTTTCAATCTTAGTTCCGTCAATTCTCTTAACAATGCTCATTCCTCCAGTATACGGAGCCAACGGTAAAGCTTCTGATCCCTCATTAACCATAAAGGAATTGGCAAAAGCATTGTCTATAGGGTTATTAATAGGAGGATTAACAATACCAATTCCGGACGCATTAGCTATGGTGTGTGCTCTGAACTTAGCGTTAACAGGAGATGTATATGTATACTTTTTTTGACCACTACCAAATACGATACTACCAGGTATTACAGCCTGATTTTCATCATAAAAACAAACTACAGCATTACTTGTCGAAAAATCAGAATGACCGCTACTAGTATAAGTTGTATTTCCTTTACATGGCTCTAATCCTGTACAACACCAATTATCTGAATTGCTTGAATAGTTACCATTTGAATTTATTATACCTCTTCTATTTTTACTCTTATCACTTTCTTGCGCAGTTCCATATTCAATATCTGTGGTCAAAGAAAATAAAGGGGCAACGTAGTCTGATACTGCTTTCTCATTTGGTACAAGGCTACCACCTGGATTAAGAACAGGCACTCCACTTGGCTGCGGCAAAGGCACACTGCTTCCTAAGGTCCAGGTAGTACCGTCCCACCAGTTTGTATTTTTCTTTCCTGCAGGTGCTTCCCATGCCGTTCCCGTTGCAACAGGGGGTTCAGCAGATGTTCCATTTACAAACCACCCTTGAACATCTTCCATTTTACGATTTTGCCCATTTGGCCCTGGACGAAGTATTGTTGGAGTTGCTGAGGTAGCTCCGCCAGCAACAGCTTTTACGCCTTCCCCATTGATAACTATAACCTCGTTAAGTTTCTCCTTAGGGATTTTCATTATGGGCTTATCATCTTTCCCAACCATAAGGAAATCAAAGTCGGTAGCTTCATCTGCTCCGCTCGGCCATTGGATAACTTTTCCTTCTTCTTCTGCCATCTCTATATTGTTTAGTTGCTCATTATTCTAGTTAAATTCAATCCATTGAATACCACTGTATCTATATCGTCTTGAATAGTTTTTTGCTATACCAACTTCCATTGAAGCGGTATTTCCAAGTGTATAAATCTGAGTTCCGTTGCCATTCACAATTATCTCGAAACTGGTTCCGTTAGTATTCCTTATTTCAACAACACGACCTATTTCCAGATTATCTATCGGCAAAAACACTTTTCCATTACCCGATTTTGTAATAGCATAATCATTAGCAGTCATCGTGTAGTCATTAGGGTCAGTTATGATTTTGATAGGCTCGTATTTAGCGCCGAGAAGCTTTAACGAAGTGATCATAGCACCATACCTTCCCCAGGCACCCAATAGCTGATTGAATGCATCAGATGTTAACTCCTGTCTTCTTATTCCGAAAATACCTGCACGAACATCAGCGGTTAAAATTGGTCCAGTGGGCAAATCTTCAGATGTTTCACCAACCAATGAAGCGGAAAAATCTAAACCTGTAGAACTTGGAAGGAAAGACATTCCGCTATTTCGTGACAAAACTCCCCAATCGCTTAAAATGATTCCGCTCGATTTACCGGTTGGACTACCACCGGAATCAAGGACTTTGGATCGAAAGCTCGTTGATGTTAATTCGAATCCTCCAATCTCTCCGCTGATCGCGCGAATAGATCCATCATTTAAGACATTGAAAGGAGCTTTGTATTTATCCTCTTCATTGGAGCCTGCCCAAAAACGAACAGATTTGTTAGGATCATCACCGATCACATTCCAATTGTCATCATAAATTTTACCATCAGCAAGGCCGCTAATTCCTGCATTATTGAATCCATCGACACCAACGTTCACCACTTGGGCAAACAGACGATTTGCATTTATGATGTACGCTGATAGAACATCGGTTTCAATTTGCCCACCTGAAATAAGGGTAAAACCCTTGGTAGGATGGAAAGATCTTTCTCCGTCGATCACGCTGGAGAGATATCCAAAATTAAAATGCCAATAGCCAGGCGCACCGTCGGTAGGAATCTGCTCAGTTGACAAAACCCATTCACCTGTAAGCGCTGTTTTGCTACATTTGGCAGCTAGGTAATAACCCTGTGTCGGCGTGAGACCCGATTGTGAGAATGCCGTTAAATTCCAAATATTCCCCAATCCTTCAATTTTGAATACCTTATGGATCAAACGGCCAGCTGTCATAGCGAAGCTGTTCAGGTCACCACCTGCATTTACCGTCATGGCCACACCATCCAAATCATAGTACATGGATTCGGTACCGAACCAACCGGCGATTGCTTGTTGCATGGCGTTCTCAAGGTTCCCGTCAGGATCGAATACCTTTGAACGGAATTCGGTTAATGCTTGGACGTTCCGACGATCCCGTTCCCACGACTGGCGGTTATATTGCGTAACTACCTCTTTTTGCTCCTTGATATCATTTTGCATCTTCTCAAGGAAAGTATATGTGACTTCATTGCCGATGACGGCATCGAAGGACATTCCATTTTCTATAACATCAGGATAAACGGCCGGATAGCTTATCTCAGTGATACGTATCTCTGCATCGATCCCTTTTTCAGCATCTTTCAAACGAATGATATCGCCTGCATCTAGGTTGGTGTTAAGCCTAGCCAAATGGATAAAATCCACTTCAAGTTCATACACGACACGCGGAATGGAGTTACTATCCAAATATTCCTGTCTTTTGGTGGTCAATTCAGCTGCTGCAGCATCGATATAGCTTTGTGGCATGCGAATGCCGATCAAAGTATATTTATCCCCAACATCCGCATGTACGGTCTCTGTGGGGAACCAATTATCGTTACCCTCGTCGTTCGCTTTAAATCGGATGGTTTTGGTAGAAGCGTTGTAGCTTGTTATCTCGAATTGATTACCTTCCAAATAACCAGATTTGAAAACAATGTATGCGGTCTCGCCATCTATACGCTGTCCATTAAGATCAAAATCAATTGAACTATCTGATATGGAAAAAAGCTTTTTATCGATTTGCGCAACGGCCGTTACAGTACCCGTGCGACGCGGATAAATTTCTTCATCAATAAATTCGCCTTCACGTATCCTGTATATATCTGTGTTTTTCTCAACGGAACCAGGAATACTAAAATAGTTGAACATGCCCTGTGGCAAGTTCTTATCACCTCCGCGAGCATAAGCCCGGGTGACGATCTTTTTATCCTGCAAGCTTTTTCGGGTGAGACTGTACAATCCTTTTCCCTTGCCATATTCAAAAGTCAAAGCGCGCGGAGTGCCCACAGTTTTCTTCAATGATATCACCTTTCCTTTGATTCCCCATTCTGCTTTCATAGCCTGGGCAACCATGGTTAGAGCATCGAGGATATACGTGCTATCAAACTCAACAGTAACGCGGCCAAGATCTTCAAATTCACCGACCGACCATCCGCTTGTTTTGGAGTTGGCGCAATCGACGAATAAATGAAGCCATTCTTCGGCCGTACCGGAAAATGAAAACTTACGGGATCCAATATGGTCCAAAAAGAGGTTGGTCAATGTGTGGCGCGATCCTTCAAAAACAAAATCAAACGACGATACAAATCGGCTCATCTTCTTGAAGTCTTCAACCTGGTTCAATGTGTATTCCTCGCCTTTGTAGGTAAATGTATCGCCCACACGCAAGCCCAATGAAGCAACATTACCATAACTAAATGATAGCCCATGCTCAGCCATTACCTTATTGCTGTATTTGGCAGCATTCAAAGGAAGCTTAATCGTATCTACACCGTTTCTCTTTACTTGGACTTCCATCAGAATAATTGTTTTTGTTGTTCGAACTGGATCGGCTTATCCGGATAAGACAAGATTAATCCGTTGACATCTGCCAAATAAAAATCGACTCCTACAGGTGCGAAGTTGTTCTCCAATACAAGCGTGAAAGCTGAATAAATAAACCCTTTATGCTCCCTTGGATTGAGGATATTAAAATCAGGAGAGCTAACATATCTCAAAGCATAAGAGCGACCCAGTGCATCAACACGAAGATTGAAACCTTTAGGATCTGATAAAACTTTCAATAAAGATTCCCTTTGATTTTGAAGATCATTCAATGATGAAGATTTCAAATAACATTTTATACTGTATTGTAAAGCTTGAAATACTGTTGCTGAAACATCGTCATAATCTTTCCCATGTTCGTCCGACCAATCATGAAATGCTCTTTCTTTAGGTACAGGCAATTTCAATAGCTCGCTGAAAGTACCACGTCTAAAAAGCAATTTAAACTGAGTCAAAGCATCCATATCATTTATCGAAAATCCCATCTAATATCTAGCCCCCAAATTTTTATTTAATGACTGTAATTCGCTAACAGCGCTATCCAATCTCTTTACCGTTTCACCAGTATTGAATTGAATTGCATTCAAAGCTGTAAGGCTGCTATTGGCTATTTGAAGCTGTCTAGCAATATTTATTCCCTGACTTTTGCTTTCGTCAAAAGACTTTTTCTCTATTTCAAACTCTGATCTAAAAAGACCTGTTAATTCGCTTGCTGTTCCCTCGGTTAGATCTCTTTGAACTGAACTTTTTAATCCGGAAGAGGAAAGTTCACCATCATATCCGATAAGTTTCATTAGATCCTGGTAGCGTTTATTACCAGCTTCAGCAATAGCTTTGTATTCTGCCTTTAAAGCGTCAGATTCAGTCTTAGTTAGGTCTCCATCTTGCATTGAATCCATAACTTTATCATACCAATCTTGAATACTTTGGGTCATCTTTCCATCTTGAACCAACCTTAAGACAGCTTTCTGCATGTGCTTATAAAAGGAATCTGATATGTCTCCAAAAGTTAGATCCGCTTCAGTGAATAGACTTTCAAATTCACCTTTTATATCATCTAAAGAAATACCCGATAAAGCTTCTTGTAGAGCCGTTTTTAATTCTTCGGTTTCTCCTTTAGCATCGATTACACTTTGTCCGTATTTACGTACTTCTTCCGGTAATTTGGCCCAAAGTTCCGGCTGTTTAAGCAAAAGGTTTTCCCATTCCTGGGTATTCATGTTCAACAGCTGTTGCCGACTCAAAACATCCCCAAGCTCCTTATCGTAATTGTACCAGTTTGAGTGCTTGAATAGGCTCGCCCCCTGGGAAAACCATGCTTCGAGGCTTTTTCTATTAGCAATAAGTTTCGAGTTTACAAGTTCTAATGCCTCTTTATAGGCATCCAAAGAATCTTTACCAGACTTTTGCTCGAACAGCTCCTTTTGCTTGCCAATAAGTATATCGAATGTTTCTGACAAGGTATTGTAATACTCCTGTTCCTTCTTTAGCTGTTCATTTCGCTTTTTTGAACCACCATCAATGATAGAAAATAGAGATTGAACTACTATTAAAGCTGCCTGTATTATTGCCAAAATAACAGACGCTCTTTCTGCTTGCTTGACAGCTGAAGAAACTGCAACAGCGGCAACTGAAAGAGCTGTTAGGGATGCTAAGGCTGTAGCGCCAACTTCACCAATTGCATCTTTTAATACACTTGCAGAATTAACAGCATCAGAAATAAATTCGAAACTGTTTTTTGTTGCTTTGGTCAAGTTCACCCAAGCAGTTTTAGTTTTCTCGGCTGCTTCTTCTGAATCATCACCAGCATTGGCCATGATTTCTTTTATGGCTACAGCAAATTGTGAAAAAGGATTTTTCTCAATTAAAATTCCCTGCGCCTCGCGTAGTTGCTTTTTTAAGTTTTCAAGATCTATCGGGTCGAATTTTCCTTTAAGCTCTTCAAATCTTGTTTCAATTACTTTGAGTAAACTCTCTATTTGCTTTGAACCCATCTGGTCCATTCCGGAAAATAATTTTTCCCATTCCAATGTGCCTGTTAATTCATCGACCGCAGCCTTGCTGGCTTTTATATCGCGTTCCTTATTAAGGATTTTTTCCCTATCAGGTGTTAACTCGTTTTTATCCCTTAGTTCTTTAGTTTTTTGAGCATGCTCTTTGTCTATTTCAAAAAGTTTATCATTTAACGTTTGAGCCGCTTTTAATGCATCAGTGTAGCGACTCGTATCATATTCAGCCAGGCGTTTACCATTAGCTTTTATGATATTGAATAGTTTATCTAAACGGTCTTTTTCACCTGCATTCAATCCAACTGTCTTTTGTTTCGTCAATAGACCAGCATATTCTCCTGATATCTTTTCGAAGGAATTTTTATATTGTCCTAGTTGCTTTTCAGCGACAGCAATGCCATATTCATTTTTTAAATTCTCGTATTTGACGTAATTATCAAAATCAATTTGATACGCCACAAGTTTCTTGTCCGTCTGAAGCTTATAAATTGTATCGTTCACCTCTTGATCCCTTACATTAGTGATGCTTTGAATCTGTTTAGTGGTAATTTTTGTAGTATTCTTCGGATTCCGGTTAAACTTGTCTATTTCATCAATTAGTGTCTTATACTTATCTTTTACCGATTGAATTTCCTGTTGATCTCTGGTCAACTGACTGTTTAAATAGCCTTGTCGCGCTTTTGAAATATCTGAAAGAATCGAAAGATATCTTTCCGCTTCCTGATATTCCTGGTTTGCAGCTTTCTCATTTCCACCAATAGAATATTGCTTTTCTACTTTAGCCAATTGTTCCAATTTGGCTTTATATTTTGCTATATCGGAATTACCAGGAGCAAGTGCTTCCATTTTCTCTGTTAAAGCCTTTTTAATCTTATCCAAATCCGCTTTATTGGTAGCGGATTTAAGAAGAGAATTAAAGTTATTCAATGGATCTTTCAAGCTATTGGCGAAAACATCGACAACACCATTTTCTTTTACTGTATTATCAACACCGGTTATAAATGTTTTGAACTCTTTGTCAAATTCCTTCTGCAACGCATTCATTTGCTTCTTAATGACGTCTTTTTGCTGATCGACGATGAAAGCATCGCCCCTTTTATCGCCAAATCCCCAAAAAGATTTTGCAGCGTCTCCACCATTAACCCCAAATGCATTTTGTAAAGCTCTACCGGTCCTTTCCCAAACCCCTACACCATCAATACCTTTTCTATTGATCACATCAAGTTGCTCGGCCAAAGCATTGAATTCGTCAAATGCTTTTCTTGCGGAAGCGGCCCGACCGATACTGACAATGTAATTGTCCAAAGCTTTAGTAGCTTTTCCGATTGCAATTTCTTCTTGTGAGAAAGAAGCTAAAACACCTTTAGTTTGTGCTTGCAATTTGTCATACGCAGCTTTTCGTTCTTCTACGGATGCGGTATTATCTTTAATAACACCAATAAGTTGCTGCACACTTCTTTTTTCCTGATCGGCTCTATCGACTCCCGCAGCGTGAGCGTTGGCAAGCTTTTCCTGTGCAGCGCTAGTAGCATCGGTAACCTGAGAAAGCGCATAAATCGCGGATGATAGTGTGATGATTGCAGCAGTCATCAATATCACTGGATTGGCCGCCATAACAGCATTTAAAGCTGCCATAGCTTTTGTTTTTAATACGATAGCCCCATAATGAAGCATTTCTGCGACAGTCATTCCAACAGCTCTCGCGGCAACCAATTGTTGAAGTGCTGCAGTTGCGATTAATGCAGCTTGATAAGCTCCATAAACTGAAATTAACCCTGTAAGCAAGTTTAACACGGTTTCGTAATTCTCGACTAATACAGAAGCTGCTTGGATAGCTCCAGAAATAACACCCTCTGAATCTTTCCCCATTTTATTGAGCATCTGATCAAAGGCATCACCCAATCTTTCCAATTCCCCTTGAATAGTTCTTGATTGCGCCTCCATAAGACCACCAAACATTGAACCCGCTGCGGTCATGTTTTGAAATGCTTGTTGGACTTCCGCGAAACCAACTTTCCCAGCGGAAACGAAGTCATTCACTTCGCTTTTATTGATTTTTAGAACCTTAGCAAGTTCCTCATAAATTGGAATACCTCGGCCAGCGAACTGACGAATATCCATTAAATAAGCACGGCCTTGAGTGCGTAGAGTTCCATATAAGTAAACTAAGTCCCCGATTGGTTGAGAAGTACCAGCAGCAACATCACCAAGCATTCGAAGCTCGTTCTTGACATTTTCGGCCGTTGAACCATAAGCTAGCAATTGCTTTGCAGCGTTCGCGGTATCTTTCATCCCAAAAGGAGTCGTACCAGCAAACTCGATCAGATCTTGTGTCAGCTTATCAGCACGTTCTTTACTACCCAACATTGTAGTAAAGGCAATTTCCAGTTGTTGAAATTCTGAACGAACCTGAATAAGCTTTTGAATAAAGTTTTCAGCAGCATTTAGGGATAGAAAACCTCCAGCGACTTTGGCCAGGCGACTAAACATCTCTTCTAAATCACGACCACGGTTATTGACATTATTAGCCATGCGATTAACTCGTTGCTCAATACGATTTAAGGCGGCCATTAACTCGCTATCCCTTATATATGCATCCCACTCTAATCTGTTTATCGTACTCATTATAGAATTTTGTCTAGAAATTCGTCTTCTTCGTCCTTAGTTTGTACTTCATCACTGTTTTCGTCATCTTCTGACGGGTCTGGGATTGTTAATAGTTCCATATACAGGTTGTGCCAACTCAATTCCCAAAGCACATATTCGCGTGTTTCTCTAAAATATTTCCTGTAATTTGTTATTCTGTACCAGGGGCTATTATCCCCCCTGAATCGCTTAGGCTCGCTTGCTGATTTTCCGCTTTTATTAGGCTGGCTGTCCCCGTCAACATTACGATAGATTTTAAGAAATTTTCAATATCTAATTGTCCAAGAGCCTTTTCAAAAATATATTGAAAGGTCTCTTCTGAGACCCAATTGATTGCATCAATTAATTCTTTGGACGGTTCGTTCCTATCATTTTGCAGAGCAACCGCAGCACAATAGATCATATCTTGGTGTCTTTCTTTAGTGAGTTCAAAAACTCTCTTTATAAGGACAGTATTATTCATTATTTGATCAGGAAAATCAAACAATCTTACTGCAATTCGCTCCCTATTACCTACTCTTAGCTTACGAAGATTGTATTTAAGCAATTTCTTTTTGATGCCTACCCTTTGAAGAAAAGCATCAAATCTATTTTTAGGAAGAACAGGGATTTGAATAGTTTCATGCTCGTCTAAAAACGTTTTTATCGCACTTTTTTTAATTGATATTTCGTCCATATATCGAAATTTGATAGGCTACTTTTTAGTTGAAAAAGTAGCCTATAATTCAACTTTAAGAAGCTGGTGCATCAGTTTTGATCACCGTTTTTAAACCTGCCTTTTCTGGTTTCATCGGCTTACCAGTTACGATAACCTTAGCATATACCCCTTTTTGTGCATCAAATTGCGGTCTAACCCGAATTTTCATACGGGCAATTTCCAACTTTGCACCATTACGCGTTAAACATTCGACTGAGCGTTCAATAGAAAACGGAACATCCATTCCGATGGAATCTGGTGCGCCTGAAGCTCCTTCTGTCAATTCACCTGCGCCCAATTCACTTAAGGCCTTTGCGCTGACATTGTAAGATTCTAACTGAAACGCCCATTTTGCCGCGGCAGTTTCAATTTCATCATACGCGGTGTCCTCCTCTTCAATCTCAAGGTCTTCATACGTACCTTCGTTCAAAACAAGAGAAGCCGATCCTTTTACAGTTGCTCCTAGGATCTCCGTTAAAGTAGTTCCCATACCACCGTCGGCAGCAATAGGTCCAATCTTAACGACACTTAAACCTAAGAAGTTCTTTGGTCTAGCCATATCTTTATTATTTTATTGTGTAACAATTAATTCTAAAACTCACGTAATGCTGATCATTTCCTTCATCTTCAAAAACTTCGTCACTGGAAACTTCAAAACATGTATCGCCAATCCATAGATCGCCTTCCTCTGACCCATCGCCCCCAAAAACCTCCTGAATTAAGCCTGCAAGGTATTTAAGCCTTGATGAGTCTCGCATGTTTCTACCCTTTCCAATAGTTGGTATAAGCGTTGGATCAAGATTATTTACATAGGCATTAACCAGTAAAACAGCTTTTTTTACAGGTGCCTTGGAAATACCGCCGATTCCATCTATCACGACATCTTCAAGTTTAGAACCTTCGGGACGATCACCTTTTAAAAGAGCTCCGCTAGGCTTTTTTGCATCTGAAAATAGCCGTGAATTTTTCAACAGCAGATACAATTCATCTATGACTTCAAGTGTAGTTATCATACCCGGCTTTTTAATCTTTCAATGGCAGCTCTAAGCATTTCTTCAGCTTCTAAACTTGAACCTGTAATTACATCTTTCCCGCGACTCTCAACAGCAGCAGCATATCCCATTCCTGCACCAACAATCAAAGCATATCCTTCCATGTAATCAGATTTCAAAGTTTTGGCTAAATCCTTTGCTTCGTTAATACCTGTTTGTTTATCGGTTCCCTTACTTGAAGCTTCATAGTTTTCTTTTGCAATACGACCATGATCAACCACAGCAAAAAATATTGACGATCTTAAATTACCTGTCACGTCATTGAAACCACCTTGGCTGGCATTCTTTAACCTGGCACTTCTAACAAACTCCCAACCAACCATTTCGAGACGATTAAGGACAGCTTGTTTGAAGGCTAATTTTCTCGCTTCAATAGCTCGGCTAACATCAGCTCGTGTAAACAATGGTCTTAAACCCATAACTTATTTGTTGCTTGAAATCCCCAGGGCATAATTACTTTCCCCTGTCCGACTACAACACCGTTTTTTAAGATTTCAACTTCAGTATTCCTTTTCAGGGTATCCGGAATTGAATTAAGAAAAATTGCGAAGCTATATACAAAGTCTTCACCTTGATTATTCTTAATCGTCTGGCCGTTGTTAATATCAGCTCGACAATTCAACACAACCTCAGTTTTTACAGATTCTCCTTGATGCCAATCTCCAGTACCATCTTGATATGGTTGACCTGGAACAACCTCAAAATATCGCAACTTATGTACACGCTTTCTGATCATAATCCCCAATCGTATTTTTTAATGCGCGGTGTCTCTTTTAATGAATTGATGATATCATCACGTCCGAATTTTTCTGCTAACAAAAGAAGCCTTTGTTTTAGGCCGGTAGCCGACCTGCTCTGTGACCAGGATCCTTCACTTTCTGAACTAACGGAAAGTAAACTTTGTAAACAGGGGATTGCGGCTTTTTCAAGCTCTTCGATATCGCCTGTAAACTGATCATCAAAGACGATTCCGGCAGAAAGTAAAAACATCTCCGCATCTTCATCCTCCAATGATCCTACCTGAACAACTCTTAAAAAGGCTTCCTTTTTTAGCATAATTAGTCCTCCGTATCTTCTACAGCGATACCTTGTGCAATAAGTGCTTTTAAGCGATCAGGCTCTAAACCTGAAACGTCGACACCTTCGCCAACCTGACCTCCTGAAACGCTTGAATGGAAAGCCCTGCCTTTCGCTACAACATACTTTGCTTTTTTGTTGATTTTAACTTCAACAGCAGGTGTAGTTGTTGCGGTTTGCTCTTTTGCAGGATTGCCGACAGCCTTTGCTTCGGAAATGATGTCTTTGACAACCTTTTCAGCATTTTCGTTGAATTGAGCAATCGCTTCCAAAACAGCATTATTCGAATCGATAACGGCTTGGTTAGATTCCAAAACAGCATTATTCAAATCGATCACTTCCTGTAAAGGATTTGGAACATCGAATTCCATTTCAAGCGGTCCAGATTGCGTTTGTTGCTGAGGACTATTTTCAGGATGGGTGCCAGTACCTTGTACTGCACCTTTATCCTTGTTTTCTTTTCCTGTATTTTCAGCCATTACACTTTTGGTACGTTAGTTTGCAAAATGTAGATACCGTCGATCTGCTCAAGAGCAGGGAACGCATTTAATTCTGCCTTTGTAAATTCCGTCCATGGTTCATTATCGCGCCATTGAGAAACTAAAGTTCTATCGTAGGATGCGTAATTGATACCTTGAACAGGTTCCATCGTTTCAATAGCCAAAGCATTATGAACGGTACCCAACTTTCCAGCAGGCACGAAAACCAAGTTGTTTTCGTTGAATGGATTGATCGTCGTGATTTTACCATCTTTCTCAACACCTATACGCTCATTAATGATCACCAAAGGGGGCATTTTATTAGCACGCATGTACTCGTTAATAGACTCCTCGGTTACGACAAATTTTGCGTTCGATCCAGGGTTTTGATAACCTGATATATTGGCTTTAACGGTCGGGTGGTTTTTCAATTGAAACCACTTCTCTTGTTCAATCCAAATTTCTGCAAAACGTCTACCGAAAGTTTTACCAGCATAAGTGATAACATTCTCGATATCCTTAAATGGATCAGCATTTAAATTCGGTGTACCGTCGACATTATACCACAATTGCGCAACAGGAAGTTTTTGATAATCCTTTGCCAATAAAGGTAGTTTACCAAAATCAACACCGTCAGGATTGTTCAAGACTGTGATATCAATTTCAAAGTTTGAAATACCTTGAAAGAACATGATATCTAATCGACGATCCGTTGATGTAGCTGCATTTTCAACAGCATTCCAGAGTGTACGGATTAGTAAATTAAGCTTTTGCTCATCCGAAATTGGAAGAGACTGCAAGGCGCGGAGCTTACGATAATCCTCTTGCTTCAAAGCAAACTTTTCTTTCATGGTCGGAATACCACCTTCCAATTTTTCAAGTTTGCCGGTTGCACGCAATGGCGCTGGCGCATCAGGATCTACGATACTTGCAGCAGCCTCGATACGAGAACGTCCGATTGCTGTAGCAAATGTCAATTCGATTTGCGGAATACCCCAATCTAAATAACGACGCCATTTTGTTTGACCGTACAACAGTTGAAGCTGATTGTCAATTAATGCTTGGATATTTTGACCCTGGGCCAAATCTCCAAATAATGAAGCAACTACTGCCATTGATTAAAAAGATTGAGAATAAATGATACGAGGTAAAGCAGCTTCTAATTCCTTAGAGTAAGGAACTCGGCGTGCATATACTGTACCGCGGATTACCACACTGCAGCTTGCACCATCTTCGATTTTTTGATCGCGATATAGCAAACCATTAACACCTCCAAAACTTGAGTTATTAGCTCCAGTTGTGCTTGAAGCAAAAACAAGAGAATCGGCCGCAACCGCTCCAATTGTTGTACCGACTGTGATCAAATCATAATCGGGATTTGTTTTGTTGATTCCGGTAATGGCATAAGCTTTTCCGTTCGGAACGGCTGCAAAATTATCCCCGACTTTCAATGTATGCTCTTTGGCTACTTTGTATGTGGTAGCATCAGCGGCAGCGGCTTCTATCACTTTTCCAGTAGCAAGAAACTTTGCCTTTCTTGTCGATTCATCAAAGATCATAGGGGTTCCTGCTTTCACAATTGTTCCATCAGGCAAACCACCTTTTTCGAAGAAGAATCCACCTTGAGCATTTTGAAGATCTTTACCAGAACCTTGAAATACCGGAATGTCACCAGTACTGTCTGTTCTTTTATATCCTACTCCCATGGTTAAGATTTTTGTTAAAAAATTATTTGTTGGTTGCTGCTGCGGCATCTACGTTGGCTTTCGCAAAATTTGCAATCGCACTCGACACCTCTTTTCCAGTTGCTTTCACCCCTGTGACCACTTTTTCACCCGCAACCTGCGTGTTTAGGTCAGCTTGTTTGATCGCTGTCCATTCAGATTCTAATGCTGATAGAGAGCTATCTAAATCGAAATCTTCACCGATTACCGTCTTGCGAGCATACGCTTCAGGAATACCTTTGGCTTTTGCTTTCGCAACAAGATCCTCTAATGTTGATTCTGTTTTTTTAGCAGCGAATTGTTGTCCCAAGGTTGTTACTGATTGCTGCAATGCTTTTGCCCATGCGGGCATGTCGTTAGGATTGTCATCTTTCGTTTCAGGATCAGGTTTATTCGGATCAGGCTTTTTACTCTCTACGTCCCATTTCTTCTTTGCTTCTGTCACCCTTGAATCACCCTGTTGCTGAACGAAATCTGCATAATCTTTTACCGATAGAACTGAGTTAGCTTCAAAGTCCGTGATAGCTCCCTCGATTTGGCTTTCTTCTGTCACTTTATCAGCTAATTTCTTTGCCAAAAGCGTTAGAACTGCCTTTGACACCCCTGGATGTTTGGCAACCAGTTGTGCAAAAATTTTTTCCCACATAATTATGTCCTTTAGAATTCTTAAGTGCTATAAAATTAGGCAGGTTGTTTACGGTATTCTCCGTTTTGATGGTTTGGACTATTCCCACTTGAAGCAACGGGAACGAAATAAATACAAATGTTAATATTTATACATATTTTTTCATTTATATTTTGGAATGTTAATATTTGAACATATATTTGCAATAGAAAATAATACAAGAAAATTTTATAGATATGAATATTACATTTGAAAACATCGTTCGCAAAGCGCAAAGCATTATCAACTCATTATTTGTAAATGAAGAAAAGATCACTACGATACAAGAGAAAAAAGCACAGTTTCAATTAGGCGATATATTCGTCGAATCATGGGGTTATGAGCAGAATAACGTGGATTTCTATCAAGTTGTAAAGCTTAATGCTGCATCAGTTGTCTTAAGGAAAATAAGCTATAAAACATTAGAATTCACTGGATGGGCAAGCGATACTGTTGAACCTCTTAAAAATGGGTTCTTAGATGATAAAACGTACACAAAGCGTTTCAAAGAGGGCTCTAAATATTTGAAAGGTATTGCATGTGGCTGTTTGGTACTGCATGAATCTGGGAAATCGTATCACAGATCTTGGTACGCATAAAAACATGTACACTAAGTTGAATAAGTAGCATTTTATTCAACTTAGTTTATCAAAAAATAAAAGCACAGAAAATTTAATCTTATAAAAATGAAAAAGACATTAGAACATTTTGACTTAGTAGATCATCTTGGCGATGATTTCAATACACAAGGACTATTCGAACGCAAAAGACGCGTTGACGCTCAGATCGAGGAACATGCACACTTATTTTCAAGATCTGATCTCTCTCAAGAAGATGATAAGATCATCTCAAAGACTTTCTTAAATCTTATGCGCTTGCAAAAAGACATAGCATCTAAAATCAGTTTAATTTCTGCTATCTGTTACAATTAGATGATGTCAGAAAAAGAGATTGATTACTTCAATAGTGAATTGAAGTCTCAAAATATGCAGATAGTCGAATCTCCTGAATATATGCTAGTACCCTCTCAAAATCCAGGTAGTTATTTTCTGAAATTCGAACATAAAGGTGTTATTGTACAATCTATTATTGTGCAAAGTGTAAGGGAATGGTCGACATGTTTAGGCCTTGAGGTCAATTGTTTCATCATAGCAATTCAAAACTAAGCTATGAGGTGGTCAAAGATTAAACATTTTGGCTATAAGGATTGGATGGTCTTTATGGGACGAACTTATTATTTAGATAAATTCGAAGAGTCTTACAATTGGGTACTTTATAAAGGCGAACAGCATTTGGTTGTCGGATGGTGTTACAAAAATGATGTGACAGTTGGATTGATTCGGCACCCGGATAGTGACGATTACGGTAAACTTGTGTTGCGAACAGAAGTAGAATTATTGTGACTGAGAAATACCGTAATTAAAAATATTTCATAATTCCTATATTTGGGCTTTAGCTTTAAATAGGAATTATGAAAAAAATTTTATTGTTTTTAGTGTTGATCGGATTTTCTGCTAATCTGATTGGTCAGGAGAATGCAAGGTATCAAGTTGTCGTTACTCCAAATGGAATAAATTTCAATAACAGTGAAAAATACATCGTTATTGAAAACGACATATCTAAAAACGATCAGATTAAACTTATTGAGAAGAATTTAAACTCGAAACATTTATCCAAGCATCTAAAATTTGATGTCACTGATGACGCGATAACTTTGACCGATTATAAACCTGGATATACGAAATCCGACAAAACTGCAGGGAGCTCGTATTTGCTAGACCTTACATATAAAATCAGTATTGATGTGAAGGACAATATGTTCAGAATAAATGTCCCTCTAATAAATATCAGTGCCAATCAAAAATATGAGAGTGATGCGGTCACTTTCAATAAAGGTGTTCAATTTCCCGTAACTATGGAAATAAAGGGGAAGAGAGATGTTTGGAACAGCAAGGAAAAAAAGATGTTCTTATACGATGAAAAAGACAAATTGATCGAAAAGAGCACGAAAGAAAAGCTTGAAAAGGATCTATCAGATTTGATCAAAATAATTGCTGATCAAAGTGGTAGTGCTAATTGGTAGTTGTTAAACCTTAATCTTATTATCCTTAATCCAATACGGCACGTTTTTAAGCCGTTTTAACATATCTTTATTATCGGAAACGTACTTAGTTAGATTGCTTGGTACGTTTTTTATTTGGCCTTTCATCAAATAGGATCCTCCGGATAAAACAGCGTCCTCAAACTTTTCGTATTCTTCCATAGTCGGAAGTACTGGCACAGTAAAGCATAAGCATTGAGGGTGCCAACCTACGAATTTAAAGTCTTTCGGATATCGGCCAGTTAAATGATCACAGATATCAAATTTTGGATGTCTGGCGGACAACTGTACCTCATAGCCCAAAACGATCTGAGATCGTGAATAACGATCATTGTCGGCTGTTCTGTATGCTATATTGGTTTCAGTACGGGTCAACCGCAACGCATTTTTATAAGAAGATCTGTAAATGCCCTGTCCAGGCTTATATGCTTTAGCAGCTGCACTTAGAACCAATTTGCCCTCAAAATCCCGAATACGTCGAAACAGTCGATCAGGTTCAACAAGGTATTTTTTTTGGTCTCGGGCAATCGCTGCAGCTGGCTTTCCTTCACTTATCCCAATAGCCAAATTATTCTCAATCTCATATCTAAATTGATCAGAATAATTCCAGATTCTTTGTGAAAGGTCGAGACCATTTTTTCCCGAAGTCCTATTTATAAAAGCTTCCATGGCTGCCTGATTACGCGAAAACAAAGCTTCTTTTATCAATGGGGCCAACTCTTTGCCTAATGTATATTGCTTCAATATTTCATCCATTTTGGCATCCGACAGATTCCAAGCTTCATTAATACCGTTGATCATAATTGTTGAAATCTCTTGCTCCCAGGTACCTAATGCTTCATTGACCACTTTGTTAAGCTGCGGTACTTTAGTTATATCAAAGGTATCTTTCGTTTTGGGCAGGGACAACCCGCCATAAATTTTATTAATAGCGTTTTGATAGGCTCTATTTATTCTCCTTTGATTCTTTCGAATATTCAAAAGATGCTTTTGCTCATATTCCCTATTGATGCGGTTGGTGTTTTTCATTATTGAAGTATTCGTTTAATCAGTCCAAGACTATAGGTCGCGATCCCCTTAACATTGCTATCATCATGTGCATTCTTTATGTTAGACAGAGCGATTGAAGCCTCGTTCAAAGCGGAATTCCTACGGTGGTAGAATTTCGACAAAAGTCTTTTTTGGAAATCTATTTTATTCTTATGTAGAAGAGGGGCGTTTTTTATGACGGTATAACCTCCGTGCTCATTAACGTAAATCAACCCTGAATAATCGGGAACTTCATGCTCCAAAATGAGATTTTCAGGTACTGCAAAATAAAATCTATTTGGCGTTATCTCTGAAGTAATCGAATATTTAAAATAGCATACGGGATGACTGTAATGATCCATCACCCTTTTGTCGTGCATGACATACTTTTTTTTCTCAAATGCAGCGATCAACAGATCATGTTTAGGCTTCTTAAAATCAGCCAAGAAATCCGAACGAGAAACTTTAACTTCAACCTCAATCGAATAGCCGGACTTTGTAATACAAAACAAATCACTTTCCCAATCGAAAATAAAAACGTTATTGAGCTTATAATCGTGGTTCCCGATAAATGATCGTGCAGCGGAATAGACCTTTTCAATCATAAGTTCTCTATTTATTTCCTTTGAAAATTAAATGCAAATCATTGAGCGATAACAATGGTTCAGCTTCGAAGACCACAGGCTTATTCCAAGATCCATCTTTTAAAGTACAAGATGCGCACACTTGGGATAAGCCTTGTTCCTTTAGCAATAGCCATTTTTCGATATCCATTACATCGGTAAGGCTACATTTTGCAGTAGTCGTATCAAATACTGTAAATACCGTATTTAGCTTCACATATGGCAAAAATGAATCTAAATCATAATTAGCATTTGAAGAAAACTCTTTTTTATAGCACTTTACAATTTCACGAAGGCAAACAAAATGTGCATGATCTAAATGCTCCTCATTTAGTTCATAATTACGCATTTCATAAAGTGCTTTGATAGTCCTTTCCATATTTTAAAAATCTATTTATATTCAATACCATCAAAAACGATCCTACATATTACGCCATATTCAGGATCAGTCTGTATCTCAGTAAGTCTAATTTCATAATCAGGCTCTAAAATTTGTTCCTGAATAGACATTTGATATCTTCTATTCATCTCATTGATTTCTTTAAGAATCAGATAAATCAATCCCGCATTCTTCTTTACCGACTCCTTTAATGAATCTGTAAAGTTGATATTATGAAAAGGATCTATAATCGGTTGTTCCATATTTCAAAAAGTGTATTGGTCTCATATTTTTTATTTATTCCGTTTCCATCCCATGACTGACATGATCGAATTTGCCCAGATCCTACCCTCTTTATTTCTCCATCTTGTAAAACCAAAAGATTGATCACCGTCTTTGTAAAGTAGTATGGCTCCGTCAACTTTGAAGCGTTTAACAAACTCCTTTAATACCTGTTCATCGGTCAAATTTTCAACAATCAATTCTATTTTTTGAGCAGAATCCATAATTACAATCCTAGTATTTTTCTCTCTTCATCAGTAAGCTTTGAGAGCGCAATTTTGCGTTTAATATTTTCTTGATCGCCAATGATTTCAAAACTTTTGTAGTAGCAACTTGAACAAACGGTTACCGGTCGATCCGAGAACATTACACTTACAACTCCAATATCCAAAAGTTCTTTTGACTCAATACTAATATGAACATTAGCTTTTGTTGGATCTCCTGGCTTTTCTATTACAGGTTCAAAATGTTTAAACCGTAAACCGTACATAGCTTTGTTTGCAAGATGCAGTGCAATTTCGTCAATATGTCCTTCCCATAATCCAAGGTTACAATCTGTTCGGCCTTCGCTATCTGCTTCAGTTGAAACGGACCAAACACCATACGTAGGATCATTCGTTTTTTTTATTTGTATTGATTTCAGTGGATGCATTTTATTTCCTCCTATAATGCCTTTGGGCAAGTTTATGTTGTTGACGAATGTATTTAGGTTTTTTTTCCTTCAAAGGCATTTCAGTCGGTTCAATACTTAAAATCTCTTTAGATCTATCGATCAATGACTTCAATTCTTTACTGACAGGTAAATATTGCTGAGCCTTTATTTTAAATTCTCTGGCGGCTTCTATTAGTTCTGAAAACTCTAAGTGTGAAGAAATACTTATTTCTATAAATCGAATCAGCTGGCAACCTGTCAAACCGAGTCCAGCACCGATAATTATTACCTTTCTCATGGTTACCATTTTATTATGTAACTGTACATCTGAGACTGTCCATCATAAACAGCATCCACATCGTAACCGTCTTTTTCTAATGCATTAATTGCCCATTCAGAAAGTGTCATAAATAATGAGCATTCCAATTCTCCACATTTGACAGCTGTATTTATTCTTTTGTAAACTGCTTCTAATTCTTGATTTAATTTGCTATCGTTCTGTGATAAGGCTACTTTCCTTGCTTCTGATGCTTTCATATAATTGATTTATAAAACTCTATTCAATTTTCACAACCAGGAATAAAAACCGTGGAGAAGCGGAGAGAATCCCCACGGCTAACCAATTATAAACCTAAATTATGAAAAGTATTTGTGGAGCAGGTAGGACTCGAACCTACGCCTTGTGAATAAAAATGTTCGTCCCCTACTTATTAACATCACATATACCAGCCTCTATACGACCGCCCCTTTTTTCAAAAAAGCCAATTCCGTAAAATTGGCTTTTTATTTTTCTCTTTACCTATTCACCTATAACATTCTAATTGTAGGCGGTCCGTTGGCATTCGGGGAAATATCTGACTGATATCCCGATAGTGTCTCGTCTTCTGATAATACAGTTACCATTTTGCCGTATTGAGGTTCAACGGAAGGTGTTACACCGTCAAGGATAGCCACTAATTGCGGACTATCTAAACCTTTCTTTAACTCAATGGGCTTATTCTTATCGAATGAAGCGTACACAGTGCCAACCATTAAAAAAGAGAACATCCCGATCAATGCAATTGCAATAAATCTTTTCATTCTTAAATGGTTTAGTAAAACAATGAACATTGCTGTCTTTCCAGCTGTAGCAGTTCGTACGGGACTCGAACCCGTGACCTTCCGACAGACAATCGGCGATTCTACCACTGAACTAACGAACTATTTGGCATACTTTAAACCTCACGAACATCATTGCGGTATGCCAGCGCTACCTCTATTCAACGCCTCAAGGACGTTCCCTTGCTTCTAATAATTGTGGAAAAGGCTGGACTCGAACCAGCGACCCTAGGCTCTAACCTACTGAGCTACTCTCCCACCTTTAAGTTATCTCACGACCACATAAAGAAACTAATCAAAATTACCCTAAATTATAAACCAAGACTTTTAAAAAATCGACAACCCGCAATGGGTATAACAAATATATGCACAAATATTAACAATGCAAGACTTTTCTGAAAAAAGTTGAAAAAGTTTAATTTTATTCAACTTTACTCATCCAAATTAGAGCTAAGTGCTTCTGCTTGTAACTTTTTCCAATTGTCTTTTCCGTCTTTTGCAAATGGATTTAAGTTAGCAGCATCTTCCTGGTTAAGTGACGGCTTGCCGCCTGTTGCGGTAGAAAGCATATCAATCAAATCAGCTTCGTTTTCAGGAAGTGGACTGGTAAACTCGAATTTAGTAACTAACCTCTTCAGCTGTTCGATCAAAGTTGTCTTACTTGGATTCAGTTTAGCCAATAGATTCTTGATCACCTCCATCATACGATCAAACAATTCTTCTACGGTGATGCGGTTTCGTATAGATTTCAGTATAGCAGGGAAAAACATAAGCTCGATAGCTTTTCCAGATGTGGTACCGATCGCTTTCATGCTGTCCATGGAGAAGTCTGGCGTGTCTGTAAAGTAATTGATCAACTCTTTAAGATCCTCACGTTCTTCTTTGATCAAGTCAACTGACATTTGCGGATAGAGATAGTCAGCCTCAGCACCCTGTTCCATTTCCACTACCTTAACGGCTTTTTTTACCTCTGGCATGTTCTTTATCTCGCCCGTAAGCTTAAGAATAGGTGAACCCATAGCATCATTGTTTTTGGCTTTTCCCGATGTTAATGTCTCTCTACGTTCAATCAACGGATCAACGTCGAAAGAATCCCATACATCTTGAGTGAATAAAACCATGGATATCTTACCTGCTAAATTCGTTTTCTTTTCTAGCTGCCACTTACCATCAACTTTAGTATAATTGTAAAAAAAGTTAGGTGTTTCAATGTCGAAATGTTCAACTTGAACACCGTTACCTGTTTTTACTAAATATCCAAGTCCCCAGGCATTCAGTGTTCCAAATTCGTCAAATCGGTAAAAGATATCGTATCCTTCGGATTTTGCAACTACCTTACATCTAACAGTGTTTAGTTGCGTCAAATCATTAGGATCAGCAGAGGAATCACGATAAGGCCTAAACATGATGACCGTTTCCGTCTCACTGTAGAACTTCGTCATCAGATCTAGCAATTTGCTATTCATGCGCATTTCTTTCCAAACTTTCTGTACCTCGCTAAACGCTTCATCTGTGCCATCGCTCTCCTGGACCAAGCGAACAGGTTTACCCACTAGAAAAGCGACAGTACTCTGCACGATCTTCTTTTGAATTGGTAAAGTCAACGGCCAATTATTTACCGGTTCGGTACCTACCATCTTTTCTTTAGGCTCTTTGGCAATTTTATGTTCACTAGCATTGTAGAATGATAATGCTTCTTTGACCCTAACAGCATTGTTAGTCATTTGGCCTTTCAGCCTATCAACGTCTCCTTGTTCGAGTAACGTATCAAAATCTTTTTCGTCCATAATCGTTATGTTAATAAAATCCTAAACTTGCTTTTGTTGTTGGTGCCTTATTCTCCACATGGTTCTTCTTAATCTTGACAGGCCAAAAGGTCAATGTCAGTGAATCCCATTTGTCAGGTGATTTTTTCAGCCTTTCTTTGATATCTTCCTTTGGTTCTATGATGATATCGCCATTGGATCGGAAACTGTATTTAATTTCCGTCGCTTCTTGGGCAAAATCATCATCCGGAGGAAGCATAGCGTTAAAATGATTATCAGGATTAAGCCAATCACGAACAGCCCAATGTAAATAGGCGCGCATATTGGCGAATGTATATTCTCCTGTCACATCTTTTAGATCATTACCTTTATCGTCTTTCGCGCTATTGCTGTTTTTAGCACTTACCGCTTTCTCATACCCGTACTTTGTAATCGATTCCCTGCCTGCATATTTCAATTCTGCAAGACGACTATAAACGCCCGCCCCCTCTCCGATTGTATCGATCATAGCAACGGCATAAAGAGACGCTTTTAGCAAATTGACTGTAATACCAGCAACTTTCATATGATCAGCCACGCCTGCACTGTTGAAGCTTTGAAATTCTTTGACAATGTTATCGTGTCGTGGACAAATTACAGAATCATCACGCCCCATACCGGCGACGTCAATTCCTATTTTTACGTCAGAGCTATAAACCCTTTCGGAACTCGGAGTTTTATGAAATTCTTTCCATCTTTCATTTGCCGCCTGAATCCAGGACAACGGGATAAGAGTATCCGTAGACACTTTCGGAAATTTCCCGAGCACTTTCATGCGGAAAAGATCATTCGGCCGATAGCAATTACCTTCCCAAACAAAGTCATCTTCACTCTCTTTAAAATCTTCTTTTGGGATCAGCTGGCACCAAGCTTCAACCTTATCTTTCACCCAAACATAATCCACCTGTCCAGGGATAATATCTTTTTTCAAAACTACATTTGGGGCGTTTAGGCTATTCAGCTGAAATTTATTCCAACGCGGTGATTTATGGCTACGTGCAGCATATCCAACATTGGTATTAGGGTTGAACACGATCAGAATACGTGAATTACCCTGCAAGTTACCCTCGATCGCTGCAAAGGTTCCTTCAGGAATACCAGAGGCTTCGGTAACTACGAACATCGTATTGACAGCGTGGAAACCGGTCCAAGCCTCATGGTTATGGTCATCGGCTTTGAAGCCTGTCAAAAACCATTCTTCAAAATCTGTACGGATATCATTGCCCACCAATCGGCCAGGAAGATCGATGCCCTTGGCTCTCGCTTTGTTGAATAACCTAGATATCTCCGGTACCATGATATTCACAACCTGGCGACCTGTTGGAGCAGTCATTGCGATTTTGGTATTTTTAGTAAGTTCACCCTCTTTATTCCAACGTGGTGTAAGGTACATGAAGCACATACAAGCGACTGCAGAAATAAAATCTTTTCCCCGGGCGGTACCACTGGCAACTGTTGTCATACGGTTGTACTGTACGGATCGCAATATTGCTTTTTGCTCATCATCAAGGTAACAGCCTAATGCTTCGGTTGCAAACTTAACCCAGCCGTCAGGATCTTTGACCCATTCTGATATCTTATTTTTCGCTGCTACCTCGTTACTCATCTGTTTTCTCGTCTTCATCTACTGAAACTTCACGAAGGAAGTCGTAGAAAGATTTGTTCAAACTTTGTCCTTTTGTCGTTACATCAAGCTTCGCATTGCTGCTGGTATACTTCTCACGATAATTATTACTCAAATAGAATTCAATGGCTTTTTCGTCGTTATTATCAATATTCTCCAATAGCTTCGATTCGACCCACTCATGCGTGATCAATCTAATATCATCGGCCGCCTCTTTGAATTTGGGATCAAAATCAGGATTAGGCTTTCCGGATCTATTTTCTCCATACCAATCGTAAAAAGCTCTCCTGGATATCCCTGCATTTTGGCAAGCACTAGAAACAATTCCTTTAGTCAGCTTTAAACAGAATAAAACCCACTTCTTTTTAACTGGAAACGCTTTTAAATCAGGATCATCTTTAGCTGCTTGAAGCATTCGCTTCTTTTGCTCTGGTGTCATAGTAAAACAATTAAGCCCACATAGTCTTTCGGACTATGCAGGCTAACATTAAAATCAATAAATGCTTAATTCAATTAAGCTGAACCACCAGCAGCACGGCCAGTGTTTTGATTACCGCGGCTACCGCCACGATTGAAGAATCTACCAACTCTAGATTGGATAGCATTCGCAACACGTCTAAACATCGCTAATCAATTAAAATAAAACCTCTGTTAACTAAACTCAAATATCGGGTGAAAAAGTTGAAATTCATTCAACTTTTCAATTATAATTTTTCAAACTCTGATTCTATTTTCGAAATCTCAAGTTCTAAAACTGATTGTGCAGTTGCAATCACGCCCAAGTCATTCAATTCTTGGAATGAAAGAATGGTGTTATCTCTAAAATCTACTAATGCACACGATCCTTTGGTCAACTGGTCGATCTTTGACTTTGCCAGATCTATTTTCTTTAGAAGCTCTCTAGCTTCTTTAAATTCTTCTTTTGTCATATCTCTGATTTTGGGATAAAATAAGCATCGAACGGATTTACGTTCTGCTCATCAATATTTGTAACTATTCGACCCTCTTTAACCAACTGTTTCAAAATAATCATGATCTGCTCAGGGTCGTATGTTAAAAACTCATTGGAAATAGCAAATAGCGTTAAAGCATATTTTACGCGTATACTGCATACTTTCTCACTTCGTTTTTTTCTGCTTAATTTCACATCTATCATTTGATGCAAACGGCTCAACACTTCATTGGCAGATACTCTTTCTACGTTCATACTCTACATTGTGATGTCAAACCAATCCTTTTTCGGTGCGAATAACTTTGGCGTTACGATCTGTTGCGGTTCAATGTCGATACCTAATAGTTCAGCAAGCTTCTGACCATTGATGAAATTGTCTTTGATCAGACCAAGGGCACCAGCTTTTTGCAAGAATTGATCACGTTGCGCTTGATTGGCGAAAAACGCACAAAAGTAATAGTCAGTATTCCACTGATCTTCGAGGCTCTTACGGGTGTTCGCACTGGCTTGTCGGATCGCTAATTGATAGTCGGTTACTTCAGCTTTCGCTTCTTCTTCAAAGCTTTCATAATTGCTCGTGTCTTGTTGCGGTTCGTCGCTAAAGTCAGCAAATGATGGAAAGCTATTAAACGATGACGCAAATGGGTCAAAATCGTTTGAAGGTTGTTTTTTAGATTTGCTCATGTCTTATAAGTTCAAGGTCAAGGAATGGATAAAGTGATTTGCATTTTTCGTAATCGTTTGGGAAGTGATCTTTTAGCGGTTTCAAAAACTTATAGTGAAAACCGTCGAAGGATCGGCCCCATATTCGATAGTCAATTGGCAGCTTGATGCCAGAGGCTCGAATTTCAGTGATCAACCTGTCATTGGACCAGTCGAATACTGGATAGAACTGCTTTCGCTTCTCATTTACTGCACCATACTTTTTGATACTGAAACGACGGTTCAAACTATCATTCATTCGTACACCGACACCGGTGTATGTGTCCAGGTCTAAACCCAAATCTTCTTTGGCTACAGCAAATACTTCATCATAGTGAGGGATATAGATATCTTTCTCATGGATGAAGTCTACAGCGCTCGGATGCTGATACATGAAGTACGCTAATTGGCGGTACAGAGCTGGAGAAGGAAAACGCAATATACGTTCTTTGAAAACTTCATTCTCATAGTACTCGAGGCTTTTATTTTGAAATTCAAGATCTGGCACCATGTAGTAAAACACTGGATGGATCTTGTCAAAATACTTCTTCATTTGAATGTATGAGGCTATCGAATCTTTTCCCATGGAAAAAGAGACTACAGCGACACCATTTGCTTTTTCTGCGATACGCTCGCAAAGTTGTTCAGAGGTTTCCATTATGAATTTGGATTAGAATAATCAATCAAAATAATCGATCAAAAATTGCTCAATACTTCTCTTAAGCTCTTTGAGAGATTTTTTTTGATTGTCGGTTACATCATCATTTTTCGAAGTGAAAACGATTTTCGCATCGATCTTAATTTCTTCGGTCTCATTTAATGCGATCTCAAAGTTTACTGTTTGACTAAAAGTACTCATTTTAAATATGTTTTTCGATAATTTCAAACAATCTTCTATAGCTTCCAAAATAGCTTACGTCCCTTCCACCCAGGACGATGACTTCTTGATCATCTTGCTTTAAAATAATACACTCATCATACTTAGGATAATAGGTATCACTTATATCAAGATCTCTGCGCTCAAAATCAAATTCTAATTGACTAGCTAAGGTCTTGGCTTGCTTGAGCGTCAGCAGCGAATGCATTTTATGCTCGCGCAATAGCTCACGTTGTTCATGTGTCATGTCTGTAAAAATTAAATGTTCTAATTGATGATGTAAATATATGTACAAATATTAACATATGCAAATATTTATTTATATTTTAACATTTTATTTTTTACATTTGTTTCTATGAACAAAGTTATAAAGAGCCTATTTTTCATTATTGCCGATAACCAGGTGCTTTACGTGGAATCGACTATAAAGGATCTGCACGAACAATTTTCGAAAGATATTGATCAAATTAGCTATATAACCTTGTATCGTGCTTTCAAAGAGCGAGATCGTTTTACACGAGAATTCAACGGCAAAACATACTTTTTCCAGAGCCTAAAGGTGAATGACTAAAGTCCTTTGCCTTTCAAAAAACCATCCACCAAATAGCGTAATTCAAGATTTACCGCATCGTCCAGTTTCCCTTCAATGGTGATAACAGTTTTAGGCTGCGTGATGTGGATATCGGTTTTAATTCTGTTTTCCTTCCCGGCCTGACTTTCATATTGGCGTGCCGGTGCTGCTGTTTTCTTTGCTGCCATAGCTTTCGATTATTTTAGAGGTTATTAAATCAACTTTAGTCCTGAAATCGCGGTAAATCTTGTAGTAGTTCCTGGCTTTGCACATATCGTAATTTACCGTTCGCTTGGATAAACCCAAAGCCTTTTCGATTGACTTTCTGCCTTTGGGACTGAAAGACCCTTCGATAAGATTATGCAAAAGCTCTGGGTTGAATAAATTCAAGATCACAGCAAACAGGATCCTACGAGCATTTGAATGGCTCCGACTTTTCGAACAGTCGTGCAGATCATCTATCTGAAAATCTTCCAATGCACAAAACTGTACAACAATTTCGTCTATTATTGAAAAATCAGTAAGCACCGTATCAGGAACTTTCTCGCGAATCTTAGCATCTACTTTGAGAGCCAAATCGGGAAACTCCTGGTACAGTACCTTTGCCACCATTTGTGCCGGATATCTAACCATATGAGCAAATATACAAAAAGTTGAATAAGTAGCATTATTTTCAACTTTTCAAAATTGATCGAATCAAATCCATGACCTGCAACGGTTCTTTGTTAATTTGGTACGGCTGAACACGAATCAACTTCCATCCATGTGAATGAAGCAAATTATTTTTTTCCATATCTCGTTTGATTCCAGTACCAGAGCTGTGACCGCTATTTCCTTTCATCCAAATGCCGCCCTCAACTTCAATAGCAATCTTCAAATCATTGCCGTCTTGATCAACAGGAATCGCGTAATCGATGCGGTACTGACGTTCGGTTGAAAAGTAAAATTCAGGCCAAACGATTAGATTTAATTCGAGCAATACCAACTTGATGAAAAAATCTATCTGATGTTCTTTGTTTCTCAAATTTCTATAGTCATCAATCCATCCCGTTTTTAAGCCCTTAGAGTGATTGTATTTCTTTTTTGATGACTTTATACATATTTGCTGTTTTTCTTTCTCTGTGAGCTTATTTTTAGGCTTCATCGACCCGTTGATCTCTATCCAACCATTTTGTTTTAGATTTTTAACGAAAGCTGTTCCCCAGTTTGGTTTCATTTTAGTATTTTTAAAAGAAAAAATGGATAAAAATTTTTTAATGGCGATTGAAATTAGTGAGGGATACACGTCCGTCCAATCCTTTCAAACTTCTACGGAAGCATTTGATGAAAAGAAAAACAGCGAGCAAAGAGACGAATACCCTATCTTCATCTACGATCTTAGCAAACAGGAGTATCTTTGGTTCGATGAAGATGGTCCCGCTTACTACGAAACTATAGCAGAAGATGTTATTAAAAAAGCTAATCGCTAGTAACGAAGGTTAGTCCAATGGATTAGCCTTCCTTTGAAATCTTTGTTGAAATACTTGAAAAATTCGTACTCAGATTCAAAACCATCATTTATGGCAAGCTCTCTAATTTCCTGCTCATTTAAAAACCGGCCATCAATCTTGACCTCGTAAGCCAAGTAGAATATTTCTATTCCATGAGGAAACTCTAAAACAATTCCATCGACTCGAGGCAAATGGGATGCGTCTATAATTTCGATAGTCTGAACACTCGTACATTTCACGACAGGCGCAAACTGGAATCGATCCTTTGTGCGGCTGTTGATTACGAAATGGATATCCATACCAGGTTTCCAACGTTCGCTTTCGTCGTGACGGATTGTGTGGATCTTAGGCTTTTCATTACCTAAACGATCGATCGCTTTGCCAAATTTATCATGATATTTATACATGAAAATAACAGCATGTGGAAAATCCAATAGCTTATTTTGGATTAACCCTAATCGAATCTTTGCAATGAAATACGTTTTGTCGTCTTGCATGGCCATGCTCTTCGGCCAATTCTGCATAAACCCTAAAGTCATAATGTGTTGTGTAAAGTTTGAAAGTCTATTTTATTTCCTAAAATCAGGTGCATTGTGATCAAACGCAATAAAGTTGCACATTTGTCTTAACCTGGATTTGATCCTCGGTCCGTATGCTTGTTCAATTTCATTACCTCCGATGTTGGCAGTAAAGTGCGTTGTGTTGAACAATTCATGCTCGTATCTATTCATGATGATATCGCCGACGACGTCAACCTCGTTACCAAAGTTCTTTTTGACAGTTTCTACACCCAAATCATCAATACAGAGACCAATTTGCGAGAAACCAAAGTTCTGTTGCGGATGGGCAGCGATAAGATTCGAATAACGATTGATCACATATTCACCACCATTTTCGCGTGAAAGATAACTATCAGATATCTTGCGTGCTGTTGTTACAGCGTATGGATTATTCGAATTGATTTGAAACGATTTCATGATTGTAGTCTTACCGCATCCTACTGGTCCAACAAGCATAATTCCTTTTTTGAGTGAATAACCCTCAGCTTCGAAGCGATCATCACCGGAGAAGTAGAGCGAGAGCAGATTGATAATTTTTTCATTGTGCTCGTTGATCATAAAATTCGGATTGATGTTCTTTACAGTTTTCAAAAAGAAATTCTGTGTCGTTGCTGCATCAAATTTTGGATATTCTGGCGGCTTACTTAATTTCTCCAAGTACTTTTTATTTTGAATTTGAAAGTGTCTACGTTTGCGAGCCTCTCTAAGTGCTGCGCTTGTGATTTCTTCGATTTCTTCACTATTCAACTCAATATGGTTATAGTCCTGAATATCCCCCTGCTGGTGCGGAGCCACTAGTTCGTTGACCTGCTTGGTGTGTTGCTTTTTTTCCATTGTTATAATTTTTTGATTGGTTTTGAATTTTTAAACTGATCCAGTTTTTACAGTGCTTACGATATCCCTGTAAACTTGTTTTTGATTCTCCGGTGAATGATATGTTTTGAAAGAAATTTTCAATCCAGTCTTTTGCTTTGTCTACTGATATCGCGTTGTCAGATGCTAGTCTTGAAATAAATTCTTGATCATCTACGAGATCCTGCTTTGGTGTTTCAAAATCTGTCGAAGAATACTGCTCCCAAGCTGGTTTTTTTTCAGGTTTTTCAGGCTCATTTTTTTCTTCCGACTGGGTCGGAATATATTTGATTTCCTTTACTTTTATTTCCTTTACTTTACTTTGTGTATTACTGTCAGAGTTGAGAGTATTATTGTTTGCAATATGTACACCTAAACTCTGTAAATGTTTACATAAACCCTCAAATTGTAAACATTTATTTTCACGACGTTTGTAAGCGTCTTGAATGTGATTTATGAACATTTGAGACCATAAAACACGCTTTTCCCACAGTGTTTTGTCGAACACTTTTAGAGTAACAAGATCCTCTATTATTGCAAGCAATATGTCTACAGAAACCCTACATTTTGCAGACAGAAACATCACTTCAATGTCTTCATTCATATTCAGAAAATGGTGTTCGGTTATGGCTAAGGTTTCTAAAAGTTTGAACCAAGTAGCATAGCCGTCGTTCCCATATTTCATTTCAATGTATTGCATTTTCTTACCCGAGCCAATCAGGTGGGGAAAGTAATCAACAGTATTCTTTTGTGGCCTAGCCATAATTAAAATCCTTTTTCTTTATAAAATAAAACTCGTTCAAAGTCATGGTAATGAACCTTGATTCTATGGAGTAGCTCTTGCTTTCTGAACTGCCAAAATTCGTATTCTAAGCCTTGATCCTTCAACATATGCACCATGGCTGCGGCCTGTTCTAATTCGGTATACAGGAAACGAGATACTAAACAAAAGTGTTCATACTGCTCCATAATATCAAAGTTATTTCTAAAAATTGAAAAGGTTGAAAAATATTCAACTTTTATACTAAATCAAAAAGCGTGGGAATGCTTTGCTTCATTTCCTCTGCCTTAAGGTAATTCGCACCGTCACTCCAATAAAGAGGATTGAGCTCAATACCTAACCCCTTACGTCCCTTTTGTATTGCTACAAGTGGAACGGTACCCAGCCCAGCAAAATAATCAAGTACGATATCGCCGGGGTTCGACATCTGATCAATAACGCGTTCAACGATATCGATCTGAAACGGACAGACGTGCATTTCACGTCCATTACTCCATTGAGAGCCGTTGAGTGTGCGCATTCGCGTGATATCCGTCCACACCTCTTCTGTCCAACTTTGCGGCTGCAGTAGCATAAATCCTGGTGGCAGTTTTCCTTGAGCTTCTACGTTTTCGGCAATTTGTACGACTTGTTCAAAATCCCAAACCTCTTCTAAAGAATAAGTCTTGAATAACTTAAAAATTGCATCAGATTCGAGTTTTGCAACTTCATCCGGATCGAGCAGACGATTACCGCAACTACGTGTAAATCCGTGAGCATCCATTTGCCAACGTGCCCTACTGTAACCTTTGCTCCAAGATTTATCCTGCTTGTTAAACTCGCGCTTTTGCTTTAATACTGGAATGTCAGCATACGCATTGCTTGTATCGGATGGTGGCTTGCGGAACAATAGAAGGTATTCAGGCATTCCGACACCCATTTTTGAACCATCCTTGCACTGTTCTGACCATCCTAGACGATACGTTTGGCTATTCTCACGTACAACATCTGTAACAATGGTTTTCATTCCGATATAGGCGAATCCATGTTTTGTAAAATGATCGATGCAACGCATATGTACAGGACTTACAGTCTGAAAGCCCAAGCCATTTATACCTCCTGGTACTATTCTATCTTTGACATGGATTGCACAGATACGCCCCGGCATTAGAACGCGGAAAGCTTCAGGTGTTGAATAATCCATTTGTTTCCAGAATTCTTCACTACTCTCGCAGTGTCCATAATCGGCGTAATTTGGCGAGTATTCGTATTGCATTTCAAACGGAATAGAAGTCAAAATAAGGCCAACGCTATCACCTTTGATATTTGGCAACTCTTTTACGTTATCGTTGTTGATAAAGGAATAATCCTTGCCTTTAACCTCGATACGGTCTACTCCCATTTTACGCGTCAGCATTTGAGCCATGGCCGCGCGCGACAATCCATATTTCTTTACAATTTCTATCATTTTTTCTACCATTACATTGTGTTGATGCCATTTTCTTTCTAGTTGTTTACGAATTTGGCGTTCGGCTTCTGTATAAATCAGATCAATTCGCACGGTACCGGTTTGCCCGAATCTTAAAAGCCTATGTATTGACTGAATAAAGTCATTGAACTTGAAGCCTATACCGGAATAGATCGCCCAACTACAATGTTTTTGTAAATTGGTGCCAGAGCCAAGCATCGAGGGTTTTGCTGCAATTTGAGCAAGTTCGCCACAGGAAAACTGCATTACAATATCTTCCCTAATTTCAAGCGGCTGGCTGCCATAAACAGACTTCGATTCAGGAAAAAGCTTTTCTATCGCTCTTCGCTCGTCTTCAAGATCATGCCAAAGAATAAGGTGCGATTTTTTGTACTTCAAGGCTCGAGCTTTTATTTCTTTGGCTGATACTTGAACCGTTTTTCCGTCGTATTGAAAGCTAAGGCCTTTTGTATTACTCATCCAGGTTGTTGGATGAGACGAACCACCTTCTCCACCAAAAGCTTTTGGCCACGGTTCGCCATTTAGCAAGTTCTCCAATACCCAATAACCTGCAACATGTTTAAGTGCACTATCAATAACAAGATCATTAATTGATTCAAACTTAGGGATAATATAGATATCCCTATTGTATAAAGACCGCATTTTTTGAATTCGCTTAACCAGACTATTACGTTTCTCTTTTGCAGATCCCTCAAGCCCGATCGCGCTTTCTTGGAAAGCTTTATACTGTCCATTCTTTTCGGTGCCAGCCGTTGTGTGATCGGTGGGAATTTCATGCCACCGAACATCTAAAGGTGGTAAATTATAGCCGATATCATCACTTTCATTTCCTGTAAGATCTGACGGTTTTGAAACAAACAAAGCCCATGAAGCAACCCAAAGCCAAAACTCTTCTTCCTTATGCTTGTACAGTGTCAATTTATCTGCTTTCGTACTATCTCTTTTGAAGAATCGCGTTTTAGCCTGTGAAACGTCCATTATACCCAAAAAGTCAGCATAAGCGAGAAGTTCTATATAATCATTTGGCGATGGTGTTGCGGTCGCTACAAAACGATACTTAACCATGCTTTCACCGCGCCTGTTCCCTCCGACACCTTCATCGCCGGTAAATAATCTCATAAATTCCCGGAATGTTTTAGAACCTCCAAGCCCCCGGAGAATCGACGCTTCGTCGAGACTTACAGCTGAAAACAATCGAGGATCTAGTTTACCATCACGTACCGTTTCGTAGTTCGTAATATAGATGCCTGCAGATTCACATTCGCCGATCGATCGAACGAATTTTGGTCCAGTTTCCCAACTAAGAATATTGACTGCATCTTTATTGAATTCAGCTCGTACGCCAAGCGGTGCAATGATCAATCCACGGCCACCGACTTTATTAATCATAATCCGAATCGTCTCCAGTTGTGTTACGGTCTTGTGTAATCCAAAGGAAGCAAAACAAGCTCTACGCCCACCCTCAACAAGCCATTTCACCATTAGTTTGTTGTGTGGTTTCAATGCTGGATTAATCTCGCTGATATCGCACTCTACACCGTCAGGCTGTGCAAGACGAATCTTTGATTTTAGAAAATCGTCATACTTCACGATCAACCTCCTTATCCTCTGTGATCAAACTTTGGTCGATCATATCGTCGGTAAATTTGTCCCAGTTGATATAATGCTGAACACCTTGAAAATGACCTAGGCAATTACGCATCGGGATAGCAAGTACAATATCATCTTTTTTTAAATCCTCAATTGCTTCGTGGACAACCTTATGTTCATTGCAAGGAAAACAGGTTAAAATCTCCGTTCTAGTGGTTGAGAAATTGCCTGAAGACATGTTATAAATAACTGTTAGAACTTTCTTTTTCATTTTTGCCAGACTTTTTTGGTTAAATAATTAATAGGCCTCAAATCACTTTTTAAGTAAAGCGGGTGGCAAGGTGTGCCATCTTTAGAAAGTTTTAGGTAATGACCTTTGTGATTTTCTAAACAATCTCCAAACTTTAGTTTTTCAAAAGATCGGTGCCTGTAAAATAATTCTCGAACTATTCCACCATTACCCCATGCATATATTACCAAATCACTTTCTTCAATTACTTCCTGGATATGGGAAATATTCTTAGGTCCGACAGGGTCGCACACTTTCAACAATTCTTTTGGACTAGTGGACCGGTATGCAAATAAATTGCACACTACAATGCCACCATATCCCCAAGATTTAGCAAATCCAATACACCTTCTTATTGTCGGATCGTCTGCATTTGCATCAGCGGTAGAGGGATTAAGCATTAGAAACATTACAAACGGCTTGCTTCTATCCCATACACGCCAAAGACGATAACGATATTTGCCACATTCAGAAATTTCAGCACCTTTCTCAATATCATTAAAAAGATTATCCATTATAAACCTCCTTTGCAAACTCAGTTAGATCAACTCTTTTTTTGCTTGGAAACCAAGTTTCAGTTGATTGAGAGTCTAAAAACTTATTGAATTCTTCAAGCTTAGCTTTCATCTCTGTTGATGGTTCCCAGTCTTCGTGAACATTGTCTGCAAAATGCTCATAATCGATATGTCCGAAATATGATCTTTCGCAGACGACTAAAAGCAATGAGGAAATTTCGGTTTCATGTTCTTCGCAATATTGCTCTATACTCTCATAATCAAAAAAGTATAAATCATCATTGTACAGGGCTAATGCGCTTTCACCATCCCATTCAACCAATGGTAATTCATTGTATTTTACAATTTCATCCAAAGATTGGCAAACAGAGCATTTTCTATCATATGAAAAGCGTTTTGCGAACTCGGTACCACAATCGATGCATTCTTCATGTGTAATATATTTTTCGATAGATTGATAATTGACTGGTGTTAAATTTACGGTTTTACCGTCAACAATAATAAAATCAACCTCAATAGTGCCCTTTTTGATCTCAAGATCTTTTCTTGTTACTTTCGCCTTTTCCATTTACTCCCCCTTTTCTATGATTTCCTCTATATGCTGCAAGTCTACACCAGGATATCGCTCGATGATGATCGAAACCATTAGCTTCCACTTATCAGGAGAAGCGCGTTTGTACTTGATTACGTCTTGGGATAGTCTTTTAATCTTAACTATTTCCAACATACGTTGTTCAATTCGAGAAAGCATAAACCGGCAAAAATTCATGTGTTTCCGAGTTTTGATATTGCCGTTTTGCTCAAAAGTTGCTTGGTTGTTCTTGTAATCCAAACGCACTTCTTCTTGAAGTTTTCTAAGCTTGATAAGATCTACTTCTGTGTCAATTTCTTCAAGTGTAAAGCGACCGTAATAATCATTTATCTTAAATGATTTGTCAACTGCAGGTTGTTCCTGAACTTGCGGTTTTTCTGATTTAAAAAAGTTTTTAAACATAGTTTTATTTTTACAATTTGTCCTTAATTTGGTATGATGCTAAATCATCAGGGCTGTCGATGTCTATCAAGAATTTATCACTTTCCAGCGTTACTACTTTCTTGCCATCATGTAATTGACATTGTTCATCAGGTACTACTGATATCATCACCTCAACTTTCATTTTAACCCATTTATCAAATGGATCGAGGTACAGGAATATATGTTTCCCGTTTCTGTTTAATAACTGTTCGTAGGTCATTACTTTAAGCATTTTATGATTCTAAAACATCATCTCTCTCTGGGGCAATATCATAGATTTTAACTTCTCCATCTTTTATAAGGTAGGGTTCAGCAGCTATCGATTCTAAAACATCGCGCCTTTCCTGAATCATGCGGATAGCATCGTGATTGCTCGATCGAGCTTTATCAAGTACCTTATCCATGAATTTGACCTGCTCCGATAGCTTTGCATAGTTCTTGTCATTTTTTGATAAACGCATCGCTTCCTGGAATACGTCGCTATCTGACATATAGCTTAGTGCAGCATCACACTGATAAGTAGCATATGCCCTATCTTCAAAAGCTTCGTGATCCTTTGAAGACACGAACCTCATTTTACATTTTTGGTTAAGCTTTTCGGTACTTTCAATGATTTTTTCAATATCCTTTTTAAAGTCCAAAATCTGCGGAGAGCTTAGCGTTGGATCGATTTTCTTTAACTCATAAATTAATGGTTGAAGGCTCTCGAAAGCAGCATACCGCAAAGAACCAACTGCATAGATGACAACCCTAAGAGCATCTACCATTGATTGCTGTAGGTGCTTTATAGCATCGACCTCTTTTCTTGTTCTTTGTTTTTTTATCATAACATTCAAATTGAAGAAGTTGAATATTTTTCAACTTATTTAGTAAATAAATCCGCAAAACTGTCCACGATACTAACCTCGGTCATATCTTCATTTCCTGTAACAGTGTTTGCGATAAGTCGCTTTTTTTGAATCAAATCATAGTTCCATTCGTCAATCGTATCACGACCAAGGAAGTATGTACACATAACGTTGTTGTGTTGCCCCATCCTATAAAGCCTGTCTTCCGCCTGGTCCATAATGGCAGCATGCCAACCAAATTCGATGAAACAAATGTTTGTTGAGACTTCCTGAAGACCATCCACACCAACGCCCCCGGCTTTTAAATTTAAAACTATCACATCGACGTTTTTATTCGTTCTAAAAGCATCAACTGAATTCTGCTTTTGAACGGCATTTTCGGCACCAGTCAAACGAACTGACCGTGGGAAGGCTTCCTGTACAGCTTTGACAATCTCAATAAGGTTAACGAAAACGACTACCTTTTCCCCAGCGTTGATAAGCTCCTGAATAAATTCAAAAGCATCTTTCAATTTACCACGTGCAGATATGTTTTTGAGAATGCCTATACGTACCATGACTTCGCCTTTCATGGATTGCTTGATCTTTTCGTCATCAGCATTTTTGTAGCTTTTCATGTAGCTTTCAAGATCAGCCAAAGCGTGATTGTATTCTTTACGAGATTCCTTGTTCAGATCACACAAAATAACCTGACGAGATTTATCCGGAAGATACTTTTTGACTTCAGGATCCGTTTTGTTCCGACGAAAGAAACAAACCTTATTCAAATTGTAGTTTAGTTCCTTCAGATTGGAGGCTCCGTTTGGTCCGTCACAATAATGTTCGATGAAGTGTTTGTAACCACCAAGCTCGACAAGTCTATTCATGATGCCCAGCTGTGCAATAAGATCGCTCGGTTTGTTGATCAATGGAGTACCAGTCAATAGAAAAATAGTTTCCTTATTAGCTGATACACCTTTAGCGATTTTGGCCGCTTGTGTAGAAACAGCTTTCAATCTGTGACTTTCATCGAAAATGATTGAGTTGTAAAATCCGATTGCCTTTGAATTGAAATGATAGTGCTTCAATGTCGGCTTTCTCTTTTTTAAAGTCTTTGGATCGATTCCAGGATCGTCAATACGCTCTACAAAGAATTTCTTCATGCTCTCGTAGTTTACGATGTAGAATTGCGCTAATCCCGTTCTGAAAAATTCCTGATAAGTCTTTTTCATACCATCAGAAAGCACCACAGCTTTACGATTTATAGTCTGCTCGATCTCTTTCTTCCAATTTTCCTTTACAGCCGAAGGGCATACAATCAAACACGGATAAGCAGCCTTGCCTTGTTGATGCAATGCTTCAATTGATGCAATAGCCTGGAACGTTTTCCCAAGCCCCATATCGTCACCAAAGAAAGTACGTTGACGAGATATTGCATAGGCAATACCGGTTTCCTGATAAGGCCGAGGTACTCGCTTCAATGGAATTTGGATTGTCAGTTCTGGAAGTGGGGGAATGACAAAATCAAACTTTCTTTCCTGCACTACCTTATGACCAAACTGCAGTTTATGCACTTTGCAAAAACGCTCTACTTCTTCACGATATTTAGCTGGGACACTCCAAGTCTTATCGTTGTGATCAAATTTACGTTCAGGCAATTCTTTGACTGCCTGAACAATTTTTGGGTGATATCGGAAGTCAATTTTAAAAATACTTCCTACTGGTACAGCACTTCCGTTCATTATTTCTCCTTTCCAAACAAAAGCTCAATTGATTCTTCTTTGGTCAAAACCTGGGCATTTTTGAAAAATCTTGTAGAAGATTTACTTAAATAAACTCCATGGATAAATTCTTTAAAATAATCATCATCCCTTTTTGTTGCATACAAAGCAATCACAAATGAATTTACATCGTAATCCCAAAATTTGCAGACATCTCCGACCTTAGGTTGATTAAGATCTTTTGGATGAATACGATATTCGTGACAAGTTTCCCACGTAGGTTTTAAATCCACAACCCAGGTATGTGTCGTTGCTCGCTGAATAGTAGCGCCATTATTAAAAGCCTCTTTCAGATCAGAAAATTTGTCCACAGGGTTCTTAATTCCTAGTTTATCCTCAATGGCTTCGATTCGTTTTAATAATTCTTTTTTTTTCATAATAAAATCTTAGCGGGTAATTACCCTTAGTTTTCAATTACTTTTACTTCAAATGAGCGCAGTTGAGCGTTTTTACCCACTATCTCGATATTGAGGTTATTAGCTTCAATTATGCGTTGCGCTACTTGATAGGATCTATCCAAGTCAGAAACTCTGAAATCAATTCGCCCAGAAGAAATTAGAGGCTCACCGTGTCCAAAAAGCTTTGTAAACTTGGATAAGTCAGATCGTTTTTTAGTTGAATTAGTCGCCATTATTTCAACTCTACAGGTGTTAAAATTGGAAATCCAAGTTTTGTTCCCGGGGTATTGCCTGACACTTTTTCGCGAACATACTTTCCAATACTTTCGGCCAATGAAGCATTTCTAACAACATCCGTAGGAATATCACGATACAAATAGGTACCACCGTTTTTGTATTGGACAAAAAACAGGTGGGTATCTTTTCGCTCTTCGGGCTTATGACCGCAAAAGTCAACATTACTCGATGGTAATTTAAAGACAGCATAGTCCTCGTAACGTTCGTCTACCTTGTAGTCAACGTCGTAAAATGTTAGTTTTTTCATATTTTTAGTCTTCAATAAAAGGTTATAATAACTCTATTCCAACTTCGTACAGAAAATCAGATTCTTTACCTTCAATCACTGTTGTGAATGTTTCATCTGTGTAGTTGACGAGTAGGAATGCAGATACCTCAGGAGCAAAAACAACTTCACAGTACTGTGTATTTACTTCTCCTCCCTCATCGGAGTAATCATAGGTTACCTTATCCAAATGTTTGAATTCGTAATCCGGATGCGCCAATAGGCCATCATAAATTTGATTTGACATAATTATAATTTTTAATATTAAACTTCTTCGAAGGCTGTTATTTTACTGGCAAATTCAAAGGCTTCCCCCGGGGTTTCAGCATTGAACCAAACAAAGTGTTGTCCTGTATAGATACAGAAACCTGAGTTTATCCCAGTACTTCCATACAATAGAGTGGGAATGTCTTCCCCTTCTTCATTTAATTCGATCACTTTTTCGTCATCAACTAAATACTTAAAATAAGGAAACATGGGATCTTCATAATCCTTATCAAACAACGGCAAAAATTTTGCGTCGTTTTTTTCGAAAAACTCTTCTTTGGTCATATTTTAAAAATTTAAATGTTTGCGGAGAACATCGGATTCGAACCGAGAATGCCGTCATCTTTGGCTATTGAATAGCATCACATACTTTGTCGGAAATGATATACATTCCTTTCAAATATGCAGGTAATCCCTAGTGCAAATTTACTGTCGCATCGTATGCCGCTCGTACGCAGTCGGCAAACAGAAACCATTTCCCAACTTCTCCAACCTTTTAACTTTAGCGTTTAATTTTTACCCTGATAATCGCTTGTAAGAACGTGTCCAGACCGTTAAAAAATCTGTTAATTAAATGATGTAAATATTTTTGCAGTCTTGTTGATTAAAGACTAATTCAAGGGCTTCGCCTAAATTATTACTGTGTGCTGCCTTCTTGTTGAATAAGCCAAAGCAGAAGCTTTTTAAGATTGAGCAATGCGAACCTCCCGATTTGCTTTTATGCTCTTTTATGAAGTAGGTTGCCATTATTCGAACTCTTCACCTTCATTCTCCGATCGCTCCTTTTCTTCCTGTTCGAACATATCCAGTTGAGCAGTTGGAGCCATTTTCCCCTCGACATACAATAAGGCTTCCTCATTGCAATGGTTTATCATTCCACGAAGCTCAAAAGCATGCTCATAGGTCTCTTCATTCTCGCCACCTTCATATTTAGTGAATTGCGAATTAAGATTTTGAGGACCATATTTGCCATAACGTGTGCCAGTAAGTGTAACACCCTCGCTAATTCCAGACCCTCCGATTGCATACGAATTGACCTTGTATCTATCAAGCGATTCTAAATCACTATCTAATTCGTAATACTCTTTGTCTTGAGCTTCAACCTGGTCACAAAGGATTGCCAAATGTGGCCGCAAATATTCAAGAGCGGACTCCATGTCCTCGTGAACAATATTCTTTCCTATCCTAGTATATTCGGCCTGGACTGTTTTAGATACTTCTTCACCATCTATGATTTCGATGATAGTAACAGTTTCCTCAAAAGAGACATCAAGTGTTTTATCCTTTTTAAGCTTTGCTTTGGTCACTTTTCGTGAAACGTTCACCTTAGCGTTTTCAATTGTCTTTGTTAATCTCATTATCAACGATTTTAAGTTATTAATCTTTCCTGAATCGCTTTAGATATTCATGCTGTGCATGCGATACATCCATCGTGTCAACTTTTAATAGACGAGCGATTTTATACACATCCTTATTTGGATATTTTTTAAGTGCCTTGATTATTGCCTCCATTTTTCTTTTTCTTTTTGTCGCTTAGGTAATCGACATAGATTACCACCAGTAGCGAAATGATTATTATTGTTGTATTAGCCATTATGCTGCAAAATTGTCTACGTAGAGCCAGTATTTAAATCCAAGCTCTTGATATTGTGCTTTACCGTAGTTATAAAGCTTATCACCTCGAGTGATTGGTATCTTGAATAATTGTTGATTTACTTTGCTGATTCCAATAAGCATGTCACGATCTGTTCCCTCGATATCCATGTACCAGGCGCGAGATCGGAAATAATCAAAATGATCACATGCTTGCTCGAATTCCTTTTGAGTCTTGGCCATTGTGCTTTTAATATCTCCGCCCATATTCCATTTACGAACAAGAAGATCCCATTTACAACGTACACCTGCAGATAGCTGAAATTCAAATTCATTGTGGACGATTGGAAAATCGTGGCTTACTGAAATGCTTTGAAAATCCGCTTGCTCGTTCATCATCTTGCAAAAGCTGTCTTTCATGTAAGACTTTTTCATTTCCTTAGCCAATTCGAAATCTGCTGCGGTAAATCGGTAGTCCTTATATTGTCCATCAACTGTAAGCGAATAATAATCTACTTTCTCCGGTTCAGTGATCATGCAGTCAAGCAAGGTACCGAAAGCATAAGCATACTGTTTATCCCCAAACGTTGGCTTTGGATAAAGCAATTCTTTAAGGCTTGACAAATCGGAATTGCTGACTTCTTTACGGTTGTAGTATGGATCAATCATTTCTTATTCAAATTATTAATAGAGTACTTGAATTCTTTCATCACTCGCTTAGCCTCCCTATCACACCAGTCATTAACATAGCTACGTTTATCACGAGTGCCGTTGTGAGCTTTGACATGCCGATATATTACTTCATCAAACTTCCCGAACAATGTTGTATTAATAAGTGCAATTGCTTTTTCGATGTGCTTATTTCTATGCTTGCGAAATGTTCTAATCAAATTTGCCCCCTGCACACTATCCGTATTCACAATAAGACGTCGACATTTAAATGAATTCTTTACTAAGAAGTGAACGGCATTAGCAATACATAACACCTCTGCGGTAGTTGATCCGTTCAAGTTGCCTTTGAGCATACCGCTTTTCTTTATTGGTCCAATTTCTGTAGAAATCCAAAAGGCATAGGCGGCTCTCTTAGTTTGATAACAATAGCTTATATCGGTTGTTATCGTAATATTCCTGAACATAAATCAATCTCTTAGAAAGCCTAACAATTCTTGGATATAGGTATCATTCTTGCCTTGTAAAATGATCTTTCCAGACTTCATAACATTGATAATGGTACCAGTACCAGTACGGATTTGCCAACCTCCAGATATCTCTTTTTCTAGGGTTATAAAGTAATTACGGCTTTGCAAAATGCTCTTAACAATTGCAATTGTTGTCTGAAAGTAAACTGCAACGGCTGTATTATTTAATGTTTTCATTTGATTAGTTTTAGAGGGGGAATTAACCCCCTTATTTCGTTACTACAGCCTTAATATCTTCGACATATCGAATCGACGGATGATCAAGCATTTCACCATTCTTGTTAGCAATCTTCTCAATCTCTTTTTTCATTTGGTTCAGAGACTTCTTACCAAGATCTTCGATGTTCATATTGATCCCAATCTTTTCGTAGTATAGCATGAAAACATATCCCCACCCTGCGACATCTGCGACCTCAATAACGTAGCTTTTTTTAACTTTTGCGGTATCATTGATCTCGGCAATTTGAGCGGTTGTATCGAAAAGAGTTTGAGCATTATTCATAGCTTTTTCAGCTTCAATTTTAGCTTTAGCCTGCTTTTCAGCCTCTTCTTGCTCAAGCTTTAATTTAGCCTTTGCCAGGCGTTCGCGTTCAGCTTGTTGAGCCTTGATTTGTTCAGCTTCTGCGGCACTCGCTTTTGCCAGGCGCTCAAGCTCTTTCTTTTTGCTTGGTAGTTCGTCAATAGCAGCTTGCTTATCGACCTCCATATTTTCACGGAAATTAGCAGAAAGCTCGTCATAAAGTTTAACGCGTGTAGCTATAATAATACGCTCGAGTTCAACGCTATCTAAGTAAGCTGGAAATACATTTGGAGTGATCTCATTGAATTTATCGCGCGGATAATCAACAGCTATACCTTTGATCTTCTCGGATTTCTCAGCAAAGTTTTCTAGGGTCATTGAAGAAAGAATCTTCGCAACACCTGTACGAAATTGAAGTAATTTTTCGCTGTAGATAGAGCGTATTTGATTCTCAACATCAGCAGTGATCTGAATACGCTCTTTTTCAACATTTTGTTTACGCAAAATCTCCGCTTCTTTTGCTTTACGCTCTTTCTCTTTTTGTGCTGCAAAGATATTTCTATGCTTTTGAAGCTGGGAAAATAGACTGTCAGGTTTCGAAGAATCTAAAGGATTTTCAAGATCAGTAAACTCGCGAGATATACGCGTCAATAGCTGCGTAATTGGCGTTCTACGTTCGTTATTTTTTACTAAAGCTTGCTTTGCCTTTACTTGCCATTCATTAATTTTTGAATCCAGTTCATCAGTCATCCCCTCTGCCTCTACGGTATCTAAGAGGAACTGTGCGGCTTTTTGTGCGGATTGTGAAAGTTTCGTGTTTTGAGCGAGGATATCACCTGCTTGCATCAAAGTCGAAGATACCTCCTCGAACTTTATTAAACCATTGTTTTCAGCTGTTTGCATTATACACGCCCCCCCATCAATTGAGCTAGCATCGCTAGTGGGTTATTTTGCAATATATCTTGCATCTTCTGCATAGCATGCACCATGAAAGCAAATTCGTTTGCAGTTTCAGACACAGAAAGAAACGATTCATATACCTTCGAAATACTATCTTCTTTGACATGTTTCTTGACTTCAAGAATTAATTCTTCCGCTCGTTCCTGCGCAACCCCTAAAGCATCTATTAGCTTTTCAGAATCGTGGTTTATTGGTTTTAAATCTAATTTCTTCATTTTGTTTATAATTTAAGATTGTGAATAGATAAATTTTAAGTTGAAAAAGTCGCTATATATTCAACTGAATTGTTAAAAACTGAAATCAGGATCGTCGTCGTCGGCTATAATTGTAGTTTCAACAACTTCTGTGGCCTGTGCTTCATTTGATAGTGCTTGAGTAAATTCGTCCTGATCGTCTGCACCTGGTACTTCTACGTGATCGATATCCTCTGTAAATTCAGACACGTCGAAACCTTGACGAACAGCGATCTCACCCTCTGGGACAAAGTTTTCAGGCAGTTTCTGATCGGATATAACTCTTGGAAGCAATTTGAAGGCATGTTTAAGGATCTTCCCTTCAAAGAACTTCTTATCGATCTGTCCTGATTTAGTTGATACCTTTTCCTTGTTAGCACCTTGACCTTTGTATGAAACGGTATAGCCGTACAAGGTATTAGCATGACCTTTATTCTTTTTAGCAGACGCTTTTCCCCACGATTCGATATCGGTGTGATCGTAAGTTTTGTATTCTTTGGTACCGTCGGGGTATTCTAGGAGAATAAAACCATTTGTAATTAGTGAATTTTCATTACGTTGACCTCTCTCCCACTCAACCCATCTACGGCCAGTTTCTTTGTGATCAAATTCGCGATAGGTATCACAATCGTAAACAACTGTCGGATTTCCCACATGCTTAACTTGTCCAGTCTCTACACGGATCTTTTTCTCACCATACGGGGACGGTTGCGCAACACATTCTTTGATCCATACATCACGGCCTTCTACTTGCACTTTACGGTTGCCAGGAATAAGATAGACATCAGCTTGTGCGCCTCCATCGAGGGATAATTTCCAGCCTCCACATTGCATTAGAGCTGTAAAGAGAGATAAAGGTGTACAGGCTTTTAGATCATCGTTTTCAGAGATACGCTTAGCAAAGTTGTCTTTTTCGCGCTCGTAAAAAGCTACAGCTTGTTCATCCGAAACCCGGTACATTGATTTGAATTTTTGAACAAAATGTTCTCCAATCACTTTATCAGTAGCTACGGCTACAGGCGATAATGCTTTAATGTATTTCGCTGTTAGTTCTAAAGATTGATTTGACATTTTCTAGTATTTTAAATTGAATAATATATTTTTTGATCTTGGTCATCGTCGATGATCTTTTGCTCTTCGATCTCGATCAATGTATTTTTTATATAAGCCCGCCAGGCGTAAAACTTGGCCGTCTCTTGTACAGTCTTAAACTTTTTTCGAACACTGGACTGTTCACGTTTTGGCTTCGGCATACGACGTACAATTTGCCTATAAACAGTTTTTAAAAGAGACAAAAAGACGATCATATCAACTATGAGCATTGCAAGTACTGGCATATTAAATTGCAACATTTCTTCTTTTGGTTTTAAATTTCAAATTGTGATTTTGGATAAATTCCGCTTTAAAAGCCTCAATATCCATTCGTTTTTTTTCGGCTGCTGAATTGATAGGTTTTACCACTTCAGCACCATTTACGTAGGCTACTTTCATAGACTGACATTTGACTGTTTTCGCTGCGTAAAAATTGACTTGTCATACTGAAACGACTTATCAATTACCTGTACCCGTTTGGACCAAATTGCTTTTGGATCAAATTGTACTTCTGCATTAGGATATCGCAACAGTGTTTTGCTTTTCCAATTCTCAAATGCAGCCTCATTGTTAACAGTTGTACACTGATCGCTTGAGTTCGGTAAATAATAGTCACCAAATGATACATGACTTAAATTTTGGACAATGTCCGAGAACGTCAGATTTTGTAATCTGATAGAATTTTCTAAATTTGTCATAACTTTTAAAAATCAATTTTTGGCCTGGTGTTCGAGCACTGGGCTTTTTTATTTAAACTTCTAACAACTCCTCGTTTGTTAGCTTTAATTCTTTCCTAAGCACTACTAATGTGCATTCTAGCGTTAAATTTCGGCTATTAGAATTGAGATATCGCTGAACGGTAGGATAACTCTTTTCTAGCGCAATAGCGATTTTATTTTTTAGAACATTATCACTTTTTATCGCTTCAAGAACACTTTCACGCAGTTTTATTCCTCTTTGTGGCATATTTATTGTTATTTTTGCTCTCAAATATGATAACAAAATTAATATCACTTTGCGATATTTCAA